TTGTTTCTCACTTGCAATTCTTTGTAGAAGTTTAGAACGTCTGATTGGATCGATTGGAAGTTCATCAAGTAAATCTTCTTCTTGAATAAGTTTAATTTGGAATTGATACTGACCTTGCATTTCATATAATTGTTTAAGTGTTTCAAACAACGTCTTCTTAGTCATTGGAAGATATGGTTTAGATTCTAGAATGAACGACATCTTATTGAGATCTACGTCCTTAAGATTAACCTTAACCATTTCTTTGATGAAGTTATTTTTCGGTACTTCGATTTCATCTAGGTATTCTTTAACAAACATCAATCTTCTTTTAGCTAAAGATTCTATGAATGTCTCGAGAGCTACGATTGGACCGTTATCTGTAAGCATAATAACTCTGGCTTGTTGCTGTTCAATGCCACCGGTTGTCGTAATCGAGTTTGTTTGTCTACCACGATATGCCATGTCGACACCTGTTACGTTATAGATACCGTTCTCAAGTCTGATCTTGATATTGGTAGAGTCTGGAACGAATTGAATATCTTGGTAATGCACAGCTTTTGTAGGTTCTCCAAAGAGTGGGAATGTAGAACCAGGAGTGTTACCGTAATCGATAAACGCTCTCGGGTTGATTCTGCTCTTTAAGTCGAAGAACTTCGGTCTATTTTGTGCAAGGTATGGTTGAGTTGCATCCATACTATCTAATAGATTAAGTGTGATGTATGAGTTAAGGATCTTATAAATCAGTGGTTTACCATATGGGTTACCATTTGGTTTTCTATGGTATAAGATATCGATAGGGAAATCATCAGGAATGATACCTTTCTTCTCGTGAAGAAGTAATCTCTCATTCATAATGAAGCCGTTGTTGATACCTTCTTTTGTTCTAATATAGTATTCAAGAATTGAAACAGTCTTGTTACCTGTAGTTGTAAATCTTTCCATGTCAGGCTCCTGATCGAAGATATTGACGGCTTCTAACTCTGTTCCGTTTTCGTCATGAGTTAATAGATAGTCTTTAATCTTTGCATTAAATCTTGGGTCCTTAAGGAGTGTGTAGATGTTCGTATCTTTAACGATGAACACCGCTTCACCTTTTCTAAAGTCAGAAACTGAAGGATCTAAGAAGATTCCGAATGGGTTAATCGTTTCCCAATCAGCGTCTTTTTCTCTTTTGTTCAAAAAAGTCTTGACCGGTTGCATGTTATATAGCATAACATTTTCACCCCACCCCGTCATTTCTGACTTGATACCTTTACGGATGAATTCAGCATGAATATAAGCGGAAAGTTGTTGAGCTAGTTCTTGCATTTGTAAGTCTGTCGCAATGACTTCTGGAATGTAAACACCTGAATAAATAGAGTTGATATAGGCTGTAGTTACATATTCAACGTAGTTCGTATCAGGAATAAGTGTGTACTCTTTAACCTTTTCCTTGAACTTCTCCCAGAACTCGCCATCAAAGAAAGCTTTGATACGATTCCATCTTTGCACGGTTGGTGCCTTTGCTGCTTTGTACGATTGGTACATCGAAACGATGTCCTTAATGTTTGTTTCAGGTACAACGTTTTTTGTTTCTTCTACCTTTTTTTCAACCTCTATTTTTTCGGTTTCTTTTTTCTTCGCCATATCAACACCTCATTTATATTTTCATTATACATTAAATTCCAGAAAGTTTACTTATAATTGTATCATATTCTTCTTCGTTATAGTCATGTTCTTCGTAATCTTTTTCCTTTGTGAAGTTAAGAGGATTCATCGATTGTATTAATTTTTGTTTATCGTCTAAAATAGGTTTATCTTTTTTACGCTTTAAATCAGCAATAACTCTTTCTCCTGGGCGAAGATAATCAGCTAAGGTCATTTTCTCTAAGTTAATAGGAAGTTTGATTAAAGCAAACTCCATAGCATCGCCTCTATGGTTATGTTTATCCACGAGTTCATCTGTTGCTTCACCCTTGGAATTAACCTTACGTCTTCTTGTTCTAAGTTCTTCAGCGAGCTTAAGTGTTCTAAAGATAAAGAGTTGTCCGTTATCAATTAACGAGTTCGTCTTAATAACTCTTTCCTTTGGTGCTTCTTGCACAGGGTCAAAGATAAGACCTGCGTCTTCAAACATAGAGCCTAAAGAAACTTTATCTCCACCTCTTTTTGAATAGCTCTTCGCATCCATCTTTGGAATGAACAAGAGTTTTCCATCTGGAATCACAGATAGTTTTTTTCTAAAAGCTTCAGCTATTTGTTTAACCGACATATCAATAACTTCTATCTCGTCAAAGAATGTTACAGTGTGCCGTTTAAAGTTTACAACACCAAACTCAAATACGGAAGGATCATATAGACCGTAGTCGTAACCAATGATAACAAAGATGTCTGGGTCATTTAAGTTGATTGGGTATGGATCTATCAATGCCTGGTGAATCTTTGGATGCACCATATTCGCAACGAATAAGAAAGACCCATAATAGAATCGTTTGATTTCGTGTTCAGGTTTACCTCTCGTGTTAATCTCCAAGTAGTTCTTTGGAAGATATGGATTGGCATCCGTTGCTGAAATATGTAGTGAATAATCTTTATTGATCTGATCGACTAAATATTGATACTTATTATATGAGTTTCCATAGAATTGAATACGGTCAGCCTTTAATAAGAAGTCTGTTTGGATCCAATTCCCTTCAGGGTTTGATTCAAGTGTCATGGTATGCCATTCAGCTTCCGTTAAAGGTACCATCTCACCTGTTTGAATGTTTAACTCAAACTCTTGTTGTCCTTTATCGTTTAACTTTGGGACCGATGCAGCTTGATTTCTAAGTCTTGATTTAAGTGCCTCAAAGATTTCATACGTAATATTACTTGCTTCTAGTAAAACAATCTTTGTTGCGTTTAGACCTCTTAATTTAATGACATTATCAGCTGTAATAAGTTCTATCTTGCAACCGTTCTTAAGTGTATACACCATATCCTTAGCGTTAAAGCCAGGTGTTTTCTCACCGCTTGATTGTCTAACCAAAGCTACAGGAAAGTCTTCATCGAAGTCTTTTTTGAAGTTACGGTTAATAACTCTATACGTAAAACCAATAATCGCAATATGTCCACCCGGTGTAATTGCACCGTGTTTTTCAACGTCTTTAATAACACCTCTCGACTTACCAGATCCATAACCACCGAACACACCTTTAATCGGATGTGGGTCTTTCAAAAAGTTGTATTGCATACCATACGGTTCAAACGTGTCCACCATCGTTCCACAAAACGAATTGGAACACTCTTTCCAAAAGATCGAGTTTCCACCGGACAATGCTTTCGTAGGTCTTAAGGAAGCACCGCACCGAGGACACTTTGTAAACTTAGCCATTAACTGCTTTTCCCGTAGACGTTCCAGGTACCGCAGGGTTATGTGGGTTGACCTTTGGTTTAATGAGTAACGTTCTAGCGTCTCTCGATTTTTCCTCTGCAGGTGTTAATGGAACCGACGTGTAAATATACTTAACCGAATCTCTATTCATTGCGTCTTCAAAATACTTCCCTAAAAAATTGAGAGCCGCATTTAACTTTTGACTTCCTGCCACGCTCTTATCTTCTGAGTTAATCAGTCTATTAATATTCGAACGCATGTTAATGAGCATCAGCTTATCCAATAACATACTTACCCGATAATCCGAAAAGAACTCAATCCACTCTTCAACCTTGAGTTGTTCCTTTGAATACTTATGAAATTCAATATACGTCATTTGATCGACTTTATCCGGATACTCTTCAGCGACCTTATTAAAGTAATAAATGAGTAAATTAAACCGTGTCTTCGAACTATTTAACTCGTCCTCTGTAAAAAGATCCTTATTTAAAATACCCATGCCTACACCTCAAGCTCTTTAACGTCTACAATCCTAACACCTTGATCCGTGTCAATCTTAGCCTTACCGTCTAAAAGAAGTCCGTAGCCAATTCCAATAATTGTTACTTCTTCCCCTTCAAACTTAACCTTTTGCCCATAAGATAATTTATACTTATCCCAAGCGTCCTGTCCGTCTTTCTCGTGATTTGGATTTAATCTCATACGATCTCCTTCTTTCTTGCTTCAATCTCCACTTCAAAAATATAAAGCGTGTCCACCCAACCAGGCTCATAAAACTTATCCCTATTGTTTTGTAATGTCTTTAACACCGCATTCGCATGTTCCATATCCCATAGATTAGTCGCCTCAACTAAGTTGGTTTCCTCAACTCCGTCTTTAGCTAAAATGATTTGATTGTCTTTGATGGTATGTTCAATATACAGTGCTATGTCTTTTGTTTTAGGCCCTATAACGATTTTATTTTCCTTGTACACTTTATCACCTCTTACGCTTATTATAGCACAGAGAGGAAGTGAAGGGTAGTAGAGAGGGAGATTTTATTGTTTCTTTTTTTTACTTTGTTTACATTGTATAGATTTTAGAGTAGGGGGGGTGGGCTAATATATATTTATATATATAGGGGTAAAAAGCCGGGGGGTCAATTTTGAAACCACCCCCATGTTATATGAGTCTTATTGGACCACAACATGATCGAGTATTGGTGAAAGGATGGAGGCATAAACAAATATGCAGTCCTTATGGAGGTGTGTTATGAACACACAACAAAATTTAAACGTGTTAAATACTGTAAGAAAGGAGGATAAAAATATGTCAGACCTAGAATTATACATGAGAGATCTATCATTAGAAGTACAATCTACTAAGGATATGCTAACTGCTCACCTTGGTGAAGCTGCTAGAGTTCTATCTTTAACAACTAAAGACATTAAGTTCAATGTCGAAGGTAATTGCAAATCATTTACTCTATCGGTTAAGTTTGATTATCTCAATGAAACAAGATATGTTCAATTCAAAGTTACAAAAGAACAACGTGTATGGAATATAACTTATAGAATTTATTCTTATGACGATTTCTTAAGAGAAAGAACTATCAAAACAGTTTCAGTTGTAGAACTACAAATGTTTATGCAATTAGTATTAAAACAAGATTTATATTTAGAAATCGACTCCAATATAGTCGAGTAAAAGAAAAAGGAGAAATAAAATGAGAACAACAGACATTTTGTTAGCACGTTATTACAACAAAGATGTAGATCGTACATCACTTAGTATTGTAGATTACAGAACACCATTAGAATTAGCTTTAAAGACCATTGCATCAATGCCTAAAGTAACACTCGATGATATTTATGCAATCATGTTAGTACTTAAAGAACATGGTATTCAACTATTCTTAGAATCACCAAAGTATTACTGTGACAAGTTAGAAAAGAATTATCGTGGTGCTTTTGCAATCGGTTCAGGGTTCTTCGATCTATTCAAGATGAAGGATATGTTAATCAGATTAGACAGAACTAATTTCACAAGAGATAAGTTCATTGAATTGCTACGCTTCTTCAGATACATTAGCGATGGTGTTAGAGATGTAACAGATGTCATGATAGATGATATCGTTAATCAAAAGAACTTCTATACAGATTTAAAAGAGATTACTGTAGATGAATCACCATTCCCATTTGTCAACAAGAAACTTGAAGAGTTCGCAAAGAACCAAAAGAGCTTATCACAAATTATTTATGGATTAGTAGATAGCAAAGCAGGTATCAGTGTATCGTTAGGTAGAAAGTTTACCAACACTTATGGCAATGTATTACAAGCTATTAAGATTACACTCAAGGGTCAACGTGGAGATGCTGAATTCATCGTCTATGTTCCTACAATGATTAAAGGTGTTTACACATTAGGTCATAACAAATTTATCATGAATAAAATCTATGAGGACTATGCAGATGGCAAATCAACTAATGCGTTACGTGGACTTGTTCGTTCAATCATTGAAGGTACATTAACATTCACTAAAGCTTACAAGATATCACAAGATAACAAAGAGATCCTTAGACGTTCACTTCAAGCAGCATTGAACGGACTCATGTTCGCTAAGCGTAAGATTATGCCTACTCATGAACAAATATTAACTGAAGTACATATGCTTGGTAGAGAATACGAAGAAGTAAAAGAAAGACTCATGGCTAATATCTATTACTTTGCACCATTCATTATCATTGGTAATGTAGAATCACAATCATCACCATTTGAGACTATCGTTGAACATCACAAGTTCTACTTCAAAGAATATCTTGATCCAGGTAAGTTTAACGGTGCTGAAATTCTTAACAACTTAGGTGGTAAAGGATACGACAAACATCGTAACTTCCCACTTAATAATAGTAGATTAGATCTGTTCGACCCAGGTTATATGAACAACAAAGCAGACTTTGCAGTCGCATACCTTGAAGAGAAGAAATCATTGATCGAAATCAATCCATTCAACATGCACAATCATCAATCATTTAGAAATGCAGGTTCAGCTTATATCATCGGTCACGCATTCGAAACAGTTAAACCAGACAAACCTTTGACAATCACTTCTAAGTTAGTTAAGTACATTCCATCTTACAACATGTTATATGCAATGATAGATTATGTAGACGCTAATGGCTTATCAACTTACGATGGGCAAAGACTCATTCACAAACATTATGCTGACAAGTTAAATCTATTTGAAGGTGTTAAGATTGCTTTCCAAGGATTTGATAAAGGTGTTTCACGTGTAACAATGGATGATCTATACTGTGTAGTTAATGGTATTAAATATCCAATCAACGTTGCATCATTGATAAATGTAGCAAGTAGAAAGAACTTTGGTGTTCTCTTCGAAGGCTTATACAATGCCAAGAAATTTTTCAATGGTAATACAACACAAGAAGTTAGAGACTTCTATAACAAACCTCTACAGTCAGAAGAACTCATGGACTTAGTAGAAATATTCAATGGCGAAGAATCATTAGGCAAACATCCTGTGGTCCTCATGCAATCATTCCTAGTTAGAGATATCGACTCATCATACAAGAACGATGATTTAGAAGATACTGACATCGATGATTCTACTGAACAAGATAGTAAAACAGAATTCAAATCTTACAAGTTAGGTTTAGAGTGGTTCTCACGTGCAAGACTCATGGGTGCTTATCGAATTGTAGAACATCTATTAGGTAACGAAGATAAAATCAACAAGGATCTTAACAAGTTAGAATCAACAGCCGAAGGTAAACTCTATGGCAAGTATGGAAAGATTACACAACGCTTCCAAAAAGAAGTTACAGGGTTCACATCAACAGTTACAGCCAACGTCAGCTTAGAACCAGGTCAAGCTAGAATCTATCTCACAGAGTTAGAATTTACTGCCTTCTTAGTTAATATCAAGCGTATTGATAGAAACTATGACATTGATAAAGCTTTTGGTGCTTATAAAAACAATGTTCCAGTACTATTGCCACCTGCTCTACAATTACGTAATCCATCAGTCGATGATGCTAATACGATCTTCACAATGGTTACCGTACACAAAGCAAGCGAATACGCTAAGCACGGTTACTCTGAAGTTAATCCAATCATTTGGCAACGTCAAGGTGGAGACTTTGATGGAGACCAAGTTATATTCTTATTCTTCCCATACAGATTCAAGAAAGAACTACACACTCTATTTGGCTACGAACAAAGAAACATCACATCATACGGCTTCGAGTTCAACGCAAGAGACATCTTATTAGGTAAACCTCAAAACATCTTTGATACAACTGATCTACACACATTACCTAACAAATATCCATACACAGACTTAGACTCTCTCATTCTATGGATAGGTGAAGTTAAGAAGAACAAGTCATACGCTCAAGAACTACTCACACTCTCAAAGACTGTTCAAACAAAACGCGAAGTACTCATCAAAGCTTCATCAAACTTAATGACAACAAGAATCTCTAAACAACTTATTGGTGTAGCCAAAACGATTACGATGAAAGCAACATTCTTTATCGAAGACTTCATGAATAGATTTAACATCACAGATCAAGCAACCAAAGATAGACTTAGACTCATGGCAGACGAAATGAACTACAAACTTGTTCAACCTACCATCGACATCCAAAAATGGTCCGATAACCTACAAGAAGTTGTTAAGACAGTTCTACTCGTGTATCGTATGTCTGAAGCAGTTGCTGCATTCATCGAATGGGGATTCTATCCAACATACAGAACATTCGCTATCACAAGAGAATTTGGTATCAAATCTCAAATCATCGAGAAACATCTATTCAACATCAACGGTGAAACGATCCAAGGTTATAAGTTCAAAGGAAGCACTGACACTAAGCTCAACGCTGAAAAGATGCCTTATGACTATCAAGCGTTCTTATATGCTAAAAAGGATCTATCTCGTTTTGCTGAAGAAAAGATGAACTACACAGCTCTCAAGTTCGACTATTCAAATGCTGGTTGGTTCAATACATCAGATCCAAAGAGTGCTGTAAATAATCTCATCGATGTTATCAATCCAAACGGTAACACATTTAAGCAAATACTTTCATTCACTGAAGAAGATATGAAAGAGTTTGACGCAGTATCGAAGTTCTATATCATTAAGTAATAAAATCTGTTAGGAGTTTATTCGGGGAGTTCTTTTCTGGCTCCCCTTTAACCCCAACAACCCATACCCGACCCCCTTTTTCTTTTTCATTTCATTCTTTTTTCTTCTTTCTTGGTGTGTAGTGAATGTTCACGCCCTTTGTGTTGCTTGTTTTTGTTTCTATGAGGTGAGAGCGTTATATATTATGTGTGCTAGCCCTCCCCCACCACGCGTCCCCCATTGTGAGAGCGTTTACAAAAAAAATGAAGTCCACGTCCCGCCCGCACGCACCACGCAAAGTTCGCGTGTCGCCGTGCATTGTAAGTGATGAAAGAAAAAATCATGTATCATCACTAGAAGGAGATATATCATGGCACAAGCAGTCAGTGCAAATCCCGCAATGGGAAAAGTTTTCACATTCACAGTGAAGAGAGTTGTCCCACGTTCAATCAATGACAACGAATACCTTACGTTAGTAAATGCTAACAATGAGAGTGTTATCGTTGCGAAAGATGAGATGTCAGCATCCGTCAAACCAGGTTCAGTGATCCTCATTGAAACGCGTGGAACATACACAACCATCCTTGAAGTTGAAAAGGCGTAACACCCTTTTCTTTTTTGTTTCACACTAAAAATTGAATATTAAAAAACTGTATACGTCATGTGCGTAAAAAACAAATTGAACCGTAAAATCTTTTGAAAACGACTAACTTTTGAGGCTTCTTGCGACAGCAAAAGAAGCCTTCAAAAGAGGTTGTATACTAGAAAAATAAATAAAATACTGTAAGTATTTTTTTATTTTTAATAAGAGATAACGGTATATATATATAAATATATATACCTTATATCTTCTAAGACATTTTTGGCGTGCCAGATTTGTCGTATAAGAATATTTATCAGATCATCAAAGGTAAGACTGGTGTAAATGTCAGCACACTATTCTGTTAAGATAGAAGTAAACATCTTACGAGGAACAGAGTTCTCCTCAAACGTTGATGATGTGATAAGTATTTTGATTCATCAGATTAAGTCAATGAGAATATGAAACCGGCTTCCCTTGAAGTGCCAGCTCAAGGTTAGAATAATAAGTCGTTAGGCAGACCGAAGTATTCTCTTGACTTAATGTGATGAATTAGCGAGTGCTTCTCTGTTGCAGCCTTAAGAAGTTAAATGAGTTTCAGGTCAACTAACAGCTTGCTTTTATCATCAATAAAAAGACATTGTCGGAAAGGTAGTAAATTACTTAAAAGAATAGGAATTCTAATAACGTCCGAAACAAATTAAAAAACGATAGGACTAAAGGTTTGTTAAAGTTATCGTTCAGCTTTAACCGCCTATTCTTGCCTTTCCGAGAATCTCTTTTTATCAGATTCAATGCATAGGTGCTTTTCCCTTCGATCAAAACATAAAGGGTGACTAAGTTCAATGTGTCAATTCAAAAGAGCACAGCCTATCATTAGCTTGCGGTTTCCGTTCTCAAAATCGTAAGCTATATCCTTAATAAAGCCTAAGATTCTCTTATCTCTTGGGCTTTTTTCTAAATCTCTGGTGCCTATAGAATAGCTGTAGGTAAATGGAACAGCACTAGCTTCTTTGGAAGTAGATATGTTCAACGGCCACAACCATATCATAAGTATTCGGTAATCACGATAAAATTCTGTGTATGTGATCTAAGTTATTAACCAGGAGATTGCCCAGGAGTGTGTCGCATCGTGTCCACACATAGTAGGTCCAAGTAATCGATAAACATAGGAAGCCGAAGAAAACTCTTTGAGATTAAACTTTAATCAAAGAGGTTAGTACAAAAGTTTAAAGGGATCAAAGGAAAATTATCTTCCCATCGAGTGGTGATTACCTATTCCACTCAATACCACCATTTAGTGATGCTATTACATCCCCCCCGTGAAGGCATCATAGGTGACCGAACAAGACGTGCCTATCAAGTAGACTTTATCGAACGTAGGCACCAACTTGACTTATTAGAAATCACATTTGAATAAAGTGTGATTTTTTTTTAATATATAATATAAAATAAAGGAGAATAAAAATGAAACGAGAAGATCTAATTAAAAATGATGAAAGAGTAGTTGCACACCACCAAGATAAGACAGCATCGTTCTACACAAAGTGGTCTTATTTAAAAAATGATTTCATTGCTGGAAAGATTACAAATCCAATTGTCAGAGTCTATTCGCATAAGACTAGAAAGAGTTATGAAGTTACTTATCAACCTACAAAGGGTTTTAAGTATCGTGAAATTATAGGGGTATAATAGTATGAACTATGAAGAAGAAGTGAAAGTAATTACGCATGAAGAGGCAAGAAACTTACTAAATGAGTTAGTTCCAACTGATGCCATTACACCATCACAAATTGATGACTTACATATTTACATCACCGAACAAGAAAAGAAAGAAAAACGTGCTAAAAAGGTTGAGGAGTTATTGGGGTTGATTAAGAAAAGCATGTTATATAGATTTATGCTTGAATGGGGGTGGACGACAAAACATGGTACATTGACACCTAAAGAAAAAATGATTGCAGAAGCACAAATATGGAAAATTGCATTAGAAATAAGTACATTAGAAAAAGAATTGTGTATAAAGAAAACTATGGATGAACAAGTTGATGATTTAGAAAAAGAATTGGAGGAACTGATATGACACCTAAAGAAGCGTTGAAAGGCATTAAGCAAGCAATCGCAGAACATTTACATTTAAAAACTGGTGTAAGTGTAGAAAAACATTTTGAATATCTTCAATATGATACTGAAATTGATATTGTTGAACAAGCCCTCACCGAACTTGAAGAACTCAAGCGTTACCCAACTGCCGATGAAGTGTGCGAGGCGTTGAGTGAGTATTATCATTATGAAGTTGAATATTCAAAGCGAGATATGACATTTGAAAGTGAATTGTCTTGGTATGCGTGTTTTAAAGATGGTGTAATAGACTTTGGCGGAGATAAGTTACCCCCTCACCTCATCACACTCATCGGACGATTTTACGAGGGGGTTGAGAAGAAATGACACCTAAAGAAATATTGAAAGAGATACAAGATACCGAGTTCGGCTTTAATTTTATTGATATGGACGGAAGAACTTCATACAAACATGAACGTGTGTTTTCTTTTAAAGATGAAAGATTTTACGAATTAAGACAATCCCTCACCGAACTTGAAGAATTAAAGCGTGATGTAAAAAGATATTTTGAAACACGAAATAAATTGAAAACAATACTACCATCCGTCAAAGACATTACAGAGTTTTGGGAATTAGAGGAACGATTAGAGAAAGTAGGTAAGGAAGAATGAAAAAAGTTAAAATGGTAGTGATAGTTGAAGTGTTACTAACCGAAAAAGATTATAAGAAACTACTTGTCAATTTAGAAGATAGTGTGCAAAGACACGCTAACAAGATCGCTGACAAAAAAACACAATCATTCGTATCAATCACATTAGATGATGGAACAAAGATTGAGAAAGTAGGTAAGAAAGATGTATAAGATAGGCGATAAGGTGGAACTTGATAACGAGATGTATGTTATCAAAGGTATTGATGAAGATTTAGTGCAAATCATAAATGAACGAGGAAGTAGACTTGTTGATATTAGTGAATTAAAATTATACACTAATAAAATGAAAAATCATAATAAAGATATGTTAACTGTTTTAGTAATAATTGCTGTTTCAGTATTTTACACATTGCTTTTATGGGCGGTAAGTAGATATGTATAAGATAGGCGATAAGGTGGAAACGCCACAATTTACAGGAATAGTTGAAAAGGTATATGAAAGTGGTGTCAAGGTAAACGGAAAGATGTTTCCATTAAAAGACATCAAACCCTACCGCACGGCACACGAAAAGTTGATTGAGATGGGGTATGAAGAAAAGATACACGATACCGTTGTTAAAAGTGATGTTGAGAGTGGAAGATACAAACAGTATGCAAAAAATTATGAAGTAATACTTATTGATGTTGAAAATAGAGAGTTCACCACATACACGTTATATAACGGTGATAAAGGCGTTTCTGATGTGTCATGGGTTAGTCATGAACTCTCCCGTATCCTCACGCAATATTTGGAAGAAATGGAAGGGAAGGAGTAGAAGAAAGATGAAATATCGTAAGAAACCAGTAGTGATTGAAGCCATTCAATTTAATGGAAACAATCAAGTTGAATTGAAATCTTTTGTTGGACGTGATTTACTTTTATACAGTAACGGAATTGTTGCTATCCACACGCTTGAAGGTGAAATGAAAGTAAGTATTGACGATTATGTCATCAAAGGTGTTAATGGTGAGTTCTATCCATGCAAGCCAGACATATTTGAAAAGACTTACGAAGAGGTTAAATAATGGACATAAAATTGTTACAAAAAGATGTCCATGATAACGCAAAGGCTCATGGATGGTGGGATGAAGAAAGACCATTTGGTGAATTATTGGCACTTGTTCATAGTGAAGTAAGTGAAGCACTTGAGGATTACCGAAACGGATTACCTTTGAATGAAAATCACTACGAACCAAACGGCAAGCCTTGTGGAGTTCCAAGTGAACTTGCTGATGTTGTTATCAGAGTAATGGATATGTGCGAACGTTATGGCATTGACTTAGAAAAAGCCATATTAGAAAAGCATGAATTTAACAAGTCAAGACCATATAAACATGGAGGAAAAAAGATATGACTAAATCCCTCTTAATCTCCCAATCCTCATCACGCATGGTAAATATCTTAAACGAACTTGCTAAATATCTCGTGGTGAAAAAAGTAAATAAAGACGTGTTAGATAAATTAGATCGTGGCGAAACTGTCGAGGCGTATTTATATTGCACGAAAGGAAAGCCGTACTTGTATTATAATTTTGGGAATAAAGAATATGTATTATGTGACGATAAAGACAATGTTACATATTACGATAGCGATTATCAAAAGGTTATGGGGAGCAATCTCATCAACGGCACAATCCCCGTCAAAGTGGTGATAGATGGGTATATTAAAATGTCACGTAATAACTTCGATTACACATACGGCAATATGCAATTAGGAAACATGACTACATTCTTAAAAAACTGTCAATTATCACATCAACAATTTATGGACTACGGCAACGGCAAAGACCTCTACGCCCTCCACATCTCGAAGGTTGAGATATTGGATGAGGTGATGAAGTTGGGGGATATGTATAACTTCAAGAATGACGTTTCTTGTGAATATTGGTTATTGCATGAACAACATTTTAAAGATTGTAATTTATACCCAAAATTAAAACGCCCTCCACAAAACATGATGAGCGTATGGGTGAAGTAAGGCTAATCATCGTAGGCATATTGCTTATCGTATTAAGCCCACTTCTGATGTGGGGTATTGTGAAGTTAGTGATGAAAGAGAGGAAAAGGGAATGAGAATATTAGCGTTTATAATTATTTTACTTGTCATAGGTTATATGGCATATATTAACGCAAAAGAAAAAACCATATTAGCACAAAAGAAAAAAAATATATTTCGGCACGATAACCATGAAGATAAATAGAGTATGGGAAATGCCAAATAGCAAAACATTTCGTATCGTTGCATTTCGTGATTTGATATTGAAACATGCTAAAAAGGGCATGACAATTATAGACCCATTCGCCAACGAACACTCTATCAAAGATTATCTATCACACTGTAAATACATCTCAAACGATTTAGACCCACAATATCAATGTGACTACAACATGGAAGCAAACGACTTTTTAAAAACGATTGGTGATTGTAGTGTGGACATGGTGCTATATGACCCACCATACACGCCGAGACAAGTTAAAGAGTGTTACACTGAACTTGATAGAACGGTAACGATGAGTGATACACAGGCGACATATTGGCTAAACTTCAAATATGAGATAGCACGCATATTAAAGCCAAGTGGTATTTGCATATCGTTTGGTTGGAACAGTAACGGAATTGGTAAAAATAACAACATGGAAATTATAGAGATATTATTAGTCGCACACGGCGGAAGTAAGAATGACACCATAGCAACGGTAGAAATGAAAAAACATCATCAGGAAAAATTAGATATATGAGAGGAAAAGGGAATGAGAGAAATTAAGTTTAGAGGTAAACCAATTGAAGATGTTGAAGATTATGAAGTTGATACAAGAAATTTAAGTTTCCTTGCGAGAAAATATACACTCGAAATCATCGGCAACATTCATGATGAGGTGAGTAAATGACCTACTTTATCAAAAAAGAATATTTCCGTAAACTCACGCAAATTGGCTACTATTATAACAAACAACTCCACGCATTCGTACTTGATGTAGATGACAAGAGGTACATGGTAAACGATTTAACTCGTGAGTTTAAGGCGTATGTAGAAGTTGCAAAGGAAACGACAATCAAGTTTATGGGCGAAAATAAGATACTAAAGGCGTGTCATTTAGAGTTGGTAGATGTCAAGCCATACAACATACCTGTTAATTGGTATGAAGAGGTAAACTAATGTTCAACAAAACTATGACTGAAAAAGAATTGCGTGAGCAAGCAAAAGATTTAGGCATTGATAAACGCAAGTATAAGAGTATCTTAAGACGCATGAGAAAAGGCGATACGGCAAAAGTATTGCATGAATGGTTGATGAAATATGGGGTGAGCAAAAAATGAAACAACAACAATTTATCGAAGCATTGATAAATGAGGGGTATAAGCAAATATCACATCATGATAGCGGTTGTGTATTGCACATAAGATTTAAATTAAGAAATAGCGAAGTGACTATTCAAGATTTTAACAACTACACCAACATTTATTATAAAAAGCAACTCAAAAAATCATCTATACAGTACGTTCAACACCGCATTACAAATTACGCTAAAGCACTTAAAAATATTAAAAAACTTAAACAAACTGTAGAAAGAGGAATAAAAAGTGAAACGAACAGAGGAACAGGAATCTATCATCAAAGCGGTTGAAGAAGGACACAACGTGTTCGTAGACGCTTGTATAGGTGCAGGTAAAACAACTACTTTAAACGATATTTGTATTACATTAAAAAACAAAAAGATACTATATCTAACCTATAACAAACTCTTGAAAGAGGATGCCAAGAAACAAATCCGTGGTAGAAATGTAGAAATACACAACTATCATGGGTTTGTTTATCGTTATTTAACTGCATATAGAATTCAATACACACATCAAAATGGAATCAAAGACTTCATTAAAAATGTCCAAGATGGAACGATCAATATGCCACAGTATGATGTCATGTTAGTAGATGAATATCAAGATATAAATGATGACGCTTCAAAATTAATAAAGACAATAGATTTATATCAAAGAAAAGAGATGCAAATTGTATTCGTAGGAGATATGAAACAAAAGATTTATGATACAACAACCATCAACGTTTTAGAGGACTGCATCTTCTCATTAAGAAATGATTACAAACAAATGGACCTAACAAACTGTTTTAGATTAAATGAAGATCATGCGAAGATGTTAGGTAATATTTGGAACAAAAAAATCAAAGGTGTAAACCCAAATCAAAAGGTAGAAATCATTAGATATAACAAAGAATATTTATACGATAAGATAGCTGAATATCAAAATAAGGACATCTTAATCTTAAGTCCTTTTAGAAATAATGTAGGACTAAATCAGTTTATCAACTACATTGAAAAGGAAAACCCAGAAAAGTACAACAAGAAGAATTTATACATCACCATAAGCGACACAGACAACGCTAACAAACCTTTAGACAACAGCATGATAGTAACTACCTTTGACGGTTCAAAAGGCTTAGAACGCAAATTAGCGATAGTATTTGGTTTTGAAACAGATGCACTTGCTTATCGTAGTGAGAAGTCAAATAGAGAAATCATTAAAAACTTATTCTTAGTCGCTGCAAGTAGAGGTAAAGATGAAATCATTTTCATTCAAGAGAATCAAATATTAACAGAAAAAAACTTCGAAGCATTCTTATTAAGTAGAAAATTAGACGAGGATTATAGTCCATCTAAGATGTTTGATTTTTGTTTTGATACCGACATTCAAAGAACGTATGAAATGCTTGATGTAAAGGAATTAGAGACCTCTAACAAATCAGAAATAAAGGTAGTGTTAAACGATTTCAACATCACATTAGCACCTGTTATCGGCATCTACCAAGAAGCTATTTTCTTTAAAGATTGGAATTATGAAAGAATATTAAACTCATTCAAAGAAGATGCACCAATAGTTAAGTACATAAAGAAAACGAAACCTAAAACAAAGGTTAAAAAAGTACTCTGTTTAACTGCAGTAGATACAAATCTTATGAGATACTACAATCAAGCTATGGAAGAGTTTATAGATATAGATGAAGAAGTGGAACTCATAGAAAGATTAAAAGAGCATTTAGATCCAGAACTACCATCTCAAATCGAAGTATTTTATAGGGTCAATAGAGATATGAGAATTAAAGGTTTCATAGATACGGTTAAAAATAACATGCCTTATGAGTTAAAATTTGTTGAGCAATTAGAACATAAGCATTTTCTACAGTTAGCGACTTATATGTTTATCGGTGGCTACGAAGTGGGAATCCTATGGAATACAAAATTTAATCAAATGTTTGAAATAAGAATTAAAGATAAAGAAGAGTTCTTAAGAAGGGTAATCAAAACGATACAAAAAATAAAATGAGAAAAGTAGGTAAAGAAAAATGAAAACAATAAGTAAAGTAGTTGATAATTTAAGGGTGTGGGCTTGTCAAATACAAGACAATTTAGTTAGTTGCACAGCCCACTACGATACCGATTTAAACACAAGAGGACCAGGTTATAGAGAGATTATTTTTAAAACAAACAACGTAGAATTAGCACTAAATAAATACATTGAAATGTTAAAAAACGGAAAAGCAAACGAAGAATAAAAGGAGAATAATATGGAATACAAAGAGGTTGTATACGAAACAAGCGTTAGTGAAATAGAAAAATTAAATAGTTTAACAAATGAGGAAATTAGAAGAAATCCTCACATATTAAAGGTTAGCCAATTAAAAAACAGCCACATTTTATCTATCATTAAGCAGCAAGAAGTTGATTACAAAATAAAAGATTTAGAACTTAGAACAACTATGTATAACATTAGAAATGAACGCAATAACATCATGAAAGAAAACATCAAATTGCAAGAGCAAAAGATAAAATGAGATGGAATGATATAAAAATTGAATGGTTAAGAAACCACAAAGAACAATGTTCAAATAGAGAAGAATTATTAGAATTATTCAATTTAGAATTTAACGAAAATATATCGTTTAATAGTTTATTATGTGTGTGTAAAAGAAACAAAATATCATTAAGATTTAAACTCGTTCCAAGAAAAGAACAGGTTGAGTGGTTAAAGAATAACAAACATAATTACGATGATAGAGAAGATATATTAAACGCATTTAATCAACGCTTCAACACTAATATTGATCTAAATTTTTTGAGAGATTTAAACACAAAGTATCAATTATGCTTACCGAAAGCACATAAGGCAATGGATATAGCGAAAGGCAATCTGAAAACAGGCTGGCTTAAATTAAGAGGTTTTGCTCACAAAAATATAGGCGATGAAATACGTGAGGGTAGTTGCGTTACACCATACATTAAAATATCAAATTCACAAACTAAACGTGATAAGTATATATTAAAAAACAGATATTTGTATGAATATTATCACAATGTTAAGCTTGATGATATCGATGATGTAATTATCTTTTTAGATGACGATCATACTAATTTTAATAAAGATAATTTATATAGGTTGTCAAGAAAAGCTCATGCGTTATATCTTAACCATAGATTACATAAGGTTAGTAGTGTAGATAAACTTACATTGATTAAATATTGTGAATGGAAAACAAAAATATTTTCAATGAAAGAAATTGTAGGCATAAAATGAGAAGAAGAAAAGTTTATCCAAAAGAATCAGATTTAGGAATGCTTATAGTAATCATGGTTATCATGGTTTCAATAGGTGTTTTTATTTTAATAAAAGTAAAGTAAGCGTGCAACACTCGTTCCTCGTGTCGCCACGCACTATAAAGGAGAGGAAAAATGAGAAAAATTGACAGTATTAAAAACTTAGTAGAAAGAAAAGGAAGAACGATTTTAGGGGATAATTTCGAAACGGGTTATCATGCAGGAGTAGAAAATATTAAAAAAGAAATAATAGAAATCATCAATGATGAAATTAGTTTGGTAAAGTTTTTAGAAACAGAAGAAGGGCATAATCTATGGGACTCACAAGAAGTCAGATTAGTGTTAAAAAAAGAAACGGTATTTGTCTTAAAGATGAATCACTACATAGAGTTAGATGAATTAAAACTCATAAAACTATCAGTATTCACAAAAGAAGTAGAGAAGTATATCGTAGAAGATTTTTTAACTATTGATGAAACAAACTATATCTTTATTAAGGAGAAAAAATGAGCAATAAAATATGGGAAAGAATAAGAGAAGAAACTGAAAAAGAAGAGAAACAAAAAACAACAACACTCAAAGATAGAGTTTTAAATCTTATGCCTAGTAGGAATCATAAGGGAGATAAAAGTTTTTGTATTGGAACTTTCACACTAGATTACTCAAAGGAAGAAGATAAATTTTATTTGGTGTATCCGGAGGGTAGAGTAAAAGAAATAACTTTAGAAACAGCAGCAAAATATATAGGGTTAGGTGAACAAAAATGAATAGACAAAGATTTATAAATATAACAAAAACAGAATTTGAATTCAAGTTAGATTGGTCTTGTAACCAAGGAAATATAAAAACAACTCATAATAAATTAAAAAACGCATTAGGGAAGTTTAGAAAAGGAAATGAAAAGACAAGCGTAGAATATTTTATTATGTTAGAAGATGGAACGATCTTTATGGTGTATGACTATAAATACTATGGAAAAGAAAGTGCATATAGAGATCCAAACGGAGAAAAAGAATTCAGTATAGGTGCAAAAGATAAAATTAGTGGGATGAAAGCTATAGTTTTCTTAGATGAAATACTAAAAGAAAAAGAAGATGAAACCAGAATATAAACAAAACAGAAAATACAAAGATATAATATGTTCAATTTGTGGAAATTTCATCATAAGTACAAAAGAATACCCAAAAGAACCACCAAGATTTTGTGGAAAATGTGGCGAAATAATAGAATACCAAAAAAAGGAGAAAAAAAATGAACTTAAATGAAGTTTTAGAATTTAGAGAAGGACAAGACACAAGAACACTTGAAAAATTAAACGTTTATAAGATCAAAAAAGATTTAACAAAAGAAGAATACATCAAACTAAATGTGTCATTGAAAGAAAAAAGTTGTTATTACTCTAAGTTTGTAGGTGGGTTTATCTGCAAAACAAAATTAGATTTAGATGTGCCAGAAGGAGAGCCTCTAATCAAAGAGGACAAGAAAAATGTCAAGTATGGCAAAAACCTAACAGAATATATTTCATTAGAAGATTACAAAGAGTTCTTGAAAAATCATGCAAAAGAAAATTGGGACAAATCTTATCATTATAGAAGAAACCAATATGGAACTGTAGAAGAAGCTATCCAAGGATACACAAAAGAGTTATTAGATAATGTAGAACACTGTATTAAGTTTGATTGGTTTGGAGAATTAAAGTACATTAGACAGGCGATTTTAGCCAAGAGTTTAGGTTATCCACAAGACGAGTTTAGAAGTAACGGTGACACACTTTACTATAGAGCAATTTGGGATAAATTACCTGTAATTCCAGGACTAAAATTAACTGACGAGGCTTACTCTGCAATGTGGGGTTACGACCAAACAAATGTAGACATAGCATATCGTGTAAATCAAAGAGTATGGGGTTTAGACATCTTTAGAGATCTTGACGGAGATTACTACTTAGTTAGAATGAAAGATGGAAGATTCCATGATAGCGTTAGATATTTCAGAAGAGATTTAAACCCATCAGAAACATTTAAACATGATGCAAGTCAAACAGGACAATACCGATGAAAACAATAAAAAAAATTGGAGAATATTTGGGTTGGACTGTAGAATTTGAATCAAAAAATCAAATTTCATTCTATCAATATTCACCAGCAGGAGAAGATTTTGGTTTTGCTATTGAAGTAAAAGGTAAAAATAATTTAGAAGAAATAAAAAAAGAAGTAAGAAAATACGTAGATGATTTTGACATAGAAGAACATGTTGAATTGTGGTTACCACACAGAGGAAAAGGTGGTTGTCCAAACACGATAAAAGGTCTTTTAGAAGATGCTGAAGCCATAGAAGAAATGTTAGAAGAATTTGCAAAATTCTTAGAAGAGGGAAATTATGAAAACATTTAAAAGAACTATAGAAGTTCCAAGATACGAAGCGAAGAAATCAGAAATGTATGATACGTCATTTTCAGACGCATTAAGCCAAGTAAGTTATTTAGTAAAGGGAGAACATTATGAAATATTCTTCAATACCGAAAACACAGGAACGCATTATTCGGGAAAAATAATGGAAGCTGAAGATTTTGAATTTAGCGATATTACTGACATCAAGAACAAAATGAAAGAACTAAATTACAATTGTTTTGGTGTTATCTCACTGTTTCGTGAAAACGGTTGGGACGGAGTAAGTGTCAATATGACCGATGATGCCTTAACAAAAAAATGTAGTAATTGGGTAGAAAATAATAGAAATGGTTTTATCTATGTTGTTTTTGCTAACAAAGAAGAGGATATACAAGAATTTAGATCTAAATTTCAAAATTACATTAACGAAGGTTTTTGGGTTTACGAAGTCTATGATAACGAAGAAGAAGATTATATTGATTCTTTCTATTACGGAAACAATGATGAAGAATTTAAAAAATGGCAAAAGGAGATGGTCGAAAAATATGGCTTTGAGGAGTCAGACTTCGACAATTTATAACTATGGGAATGCACACACATTTAAGTATATTAAAGGAATATGGTGGAGTTAAAAGTTTATATGTAAACAATTACGGTTGGATAAACACAAGACTATACCAAGAAATCTTATTAGATGAAACTTTAAATTACGTCAGTTTAGATGAAATACCAGAAGAAGTTTGGGAAGGAGATTTTAAATTAGAAACGCTCTATCTCAATGAAAATTCAGAAGGAGATGGAAGTATTGAAATCCATGACCTTATCAAATTATTAAAAAGATGTGAAGAATTACGAAGAGAAGATGCTGATGATTGGTGGTTAGAAACCAATTGGACAAATCTAATCGCAAAATTAGAGGCTCTTATGGCTTCAAAAATAGTAACAGAAAATGAAACCATAGAGTTTAAATATTGGTAAAGGAGAAAAAAGTTAGCAAATATGAGTTATGCAGGACTAAAGGTAGAACAAATAGTTAGAGAAAAGATAGTCAGATGGGGTAAGGAAGAATTATCCCATTTGAAAGTCCAAGCTTCAAATGATGAAGTAAGTATCTTAATTAGTTGTCCAAAAGAACAAATAGGCAATTACAAAAATGATAACGTGTCTAAAGTTTCGGAAATTTTAACAGAGGGTTTCGTATTTGATCTAATCGAAGGAGAACAAGGTTGGGGTATCAATACAAAACCAAAATGGAAATCGTATTATTCGGATTTTACATTTTTTATGCCAGATAAATGTAGTGTTTGGGTGAGAAATCACAAAAAATAAAAAGGAGAAAGAAAATGTCGCTAAGTTATAAAGATGCCTTTACAAATATGCTTATAGTGTTTGTAAACCAACGCATCAAGGAGTCTAAAGATATGTCTGCAAAAGTCGAAACATTAGATGAAGAAAAAAAGAAAAAGTTTCAGAAAAAAGTTGTAGATTTCATTACGACAAAAGCAAGAGCTTTAGCAGATTTACAGGGTTTAAATTATGTAGGAGTGACTGATAATGTAGTTATAGAATGGATTGACTCATTCTTTGACGAATTTGAAGCCAACATGAAAGAACCAGAACCAAAACCAAAAGCAGAAACAAGACAAAAAGAAACGGGAGTAGCAACCACAATCACTAAAGCAGGTGCAGAAAAGAAGATTACTCATGGTGTCGAAGAAGGTTTCTTTGGTTTAGAAGTAAAGATTGACAAAAAAACTGTATTATCTAAAGATGATTTCATCAGCAAAATCTATTCCGAAAACGAAGGAAAAGAAATTACTTTCACATGGGAAGATGATAAAGTAGAAGTAATCGTTAAAGACAAAACAGAAAAGAAAAAGAAAGAAAAAAAACCAGAAGTAACGCAACAAGAATTGGACAATGAAGAAATTCAAAACATCGACGAAGAAAATGATGATTTGGAATTGGATGGACCGATAACAGAAAAAGATATCACAGGTGGAGAAGTCTTTGAAGATGAAGATGATAAAGATGATGAAGATGAAACTACTGAAGAGGAAACCGAAGAAGAGGAAGGATTTTTCTAATGAAAATAACAAAAAGTCAATTAAAAAACACATTAACCATCTTAAAACAAATGGAAACTAAGGATCAAATTATTGTATTAGAAATAAAAGATAACGTCCTAAACATCCACACAAGAAGAGATGGTTTAGTATTGAAATTAAAAGCGATTAAAACAGAAGAAAAAGAATCCGAATTGATTGCAATTAAAAAAGAATTCTTAACTAAAATCGAAAAGCAAGATGCTGAAGAATTTGAATTGAAGATTAACAAGAAAACGATCAGCTCAAAAGTAAATGGCATCTCATTCTCAACTGCCATCATGGTAGAAGAAATGAATTTCGAAGTTAAGGAAGAAGAAATTGAAGCAACAAAAATTATGATTACAACAGAGGTAATGAAAACGCTAGACAATGCTCTATCGTTCGTTGCCAAGGATACAAAGAGACCTATGTTACAGGGTGTACTCTTAAGCCTTAAAGAAGGAAAATTGAATATCGTTTCAACAGATACAGTAAAAATGTATATAAATCAAATTGAGAGCGGTTATGAGGGTGAAGTGTCAGTTATTATCAGACCAGAAACAATACCTGTCTTAAAAGCGATTTTTGATGCCAATGGTGAGAAGCCATTCCCTATCCTAGTAAACGATAAGGCATTATTCATTTCATCTAAAGGCTTATTCCTAAAAGCGACACTATTTGAAGGTGTTTATCCAGACGTAGTATCGGTATTAGAAAATGGAAAACTCAAAAAACTTGAATATGCAGGTGAAATTACAGAAGAAGTCATTAAGAAATTAAAGGCTATCGAAAACAAAACATCAACTCTTATCATCGCAAAAGATGAAAAAGAAATCACCTTTGAAACAAAGTCTGAGATTGACACAAACTCATTCAAAATCAAAGAAGAAAATGAATATGTATTCCAAAAGAAAGTAAATTATTCAAACTTCCTAAACATCGTCGCCATTGCAAACTCTTTAGAAATCAGAGAAAATTTCTTCATGTTCACAAAAGGTGAAACGAAGATCTTACTCATGACGTTAAGAGAAGAATAATGAAAAAGACAACAGCGATACTTTACAAATTAGACAAAGAAACGATAGATGCACAAGGAATCGCTAATTTAACTATTGAACATCTTGAGCCTAAAAACGGTAAAACTTACGAATTAGAAGAAATGCAAGAAGCTGTAGGTGGTTATATCGAAATAGCAGGATCAATATCAATAGATAACAAAAATTACACAATCGTAGTTGACGAGGAAGGTTTAATCAAAAATCTTCCCGTTAATCACGGTTTTTGGTGGAATTATGGCGATAAAAATGGTAAAAATAAATATGTAGGGAATGTATTACTCATTCCAGAAGGGATGTTAGAATGAAAATAGTTCACATTGGAAACCACCTAATCAACTTAGATAAGGTGATTCATTTAGATTTGCAAAGTAAAATCTTGTATCTTGATTCAAATAACGAAATAGAACTTTCAGAAGAAGAAACTGAACAATTCGTATTCAACTACAATCTTTATGATACAGACGAAACAAAACTACTTCTTCAAAGATTAACAAGAGTGGTAACATCTAATCCAGAATATCTAACAAAAGAAGGCATACAAGAACAAATCACAATAAAAGTTAGATATCATAAATTAGAAGATTACTTTAAGGAAGTTACCGAAGGAAAAAAGCTAAAAGATCTATCCTTACAAAAACTTTTAACAGTTTATAAACTGATACAAGAAAAAGTAAAAGAAATTGACGATGACAGTCCATATTAGGAGGAAAAAATGGGTAAGCACAAAATAGAGTATTACGCAGAAAACCACACATATAAAGTTGATGGTATAGATGCAATTTCAGTAACACAATTATTAAAAGCGGTAGGAATTGACAAGGGTTTCGATGAAAATAATAAAGTTTTAATGGCTAAAGTTGAGGCGGCATCAGAAAAAGGAAACTATTATGACAAATTAGCAGAAGAAGCTATCAATGACCCATTTGAATTAACAGAATGGCAAGAAAGATTCTTAAAAGCATTACAAGAAAAAGGATTGGACATGCAATATGCACAGCCAAGATTTGGTATTCTAAAACCATTTGCATTAGCTGGAACAGGAGATTTCAAAGGAAGAAATGTTATCACAGGTAAAAAAGCAATCGTTGACCTTAAAGCAACTTATGAAATCTACATTAACAAAGTAACTTGGCAAACGAACACTTACTCTTTTATGGACGATGAAGAATTCTTCCAAGAAACAGAAAAGTGGGTTATCCATTACAATGAAAAAGACGATAGATTCACAGCCATTCAGTTAAAAGATTTAAAGAAAGAGAACATTCTAAAGATGTTGGAATGCTATCAACTTGATGAAAAATATACTGAAGGAACAGAACTTTCGGAAGTTGTAAATATGAAAGTTTTATCCCAAACATTCTCAAAAGTCCAAGAATACAAAGCCTTATTAGATGAAGAACAAAAGAAGCTTGATGGTTACTACAAAGAAATAGAAAACTACATGGCAGATTCAGCAATCAAAACATTAGAGTTAGAAGATTTCAAAATAACTTATACTGAACCAGGTGTAAGAAGAAATGTAGACTACACAAAAGCAACCGAAGAAAAGAATTTGGCTAAATTAAAAGCAGTGAATGAGTTCTTAGTTGAAAACGGACAAGAAGAATATAAGCTAATTACAGTAGATGAGGTAAAGGAATCTTTAACTGAAGAAGAAAAAGAAACTTATACATCTATTACTAATGTAAAAGGAAGATTGACTGTGACACCTGTTAAAAAAAAGGAAACAAAAGTTAAGAAATGAAAAAAGTAGGTTTCGTTGAAATCTATACCAAAGTAGAAGGCAAGCAAAGGGTCATGAAGTTGTTAGAAACTCCGACCCTTTTATTGCGTCTATTAAAGCTTGGCGACATAGATCAAGAAGAATATGATGAAAAAGTAACAATATACAATGAGGCAATCGAAAGAAAAAACACGCTGTTAAAAGGTCAACTTGAAGAAGGAGAAGAAAAAACAGAGTTAAGGTTAAGAGATTACCAACAAAAAATTGTAGATTACGCTGAAGATCTAAAATCATTTGCTATCTTTGATGAACCAAGATTAGGTAAGACGCCAACAGTTATTAAACTTATTGAAAGAAAAAATCTAATAGGTGAAAAAGTATTCGTAATGTCCCCTGGGAAAGTAACAGGAAACTGGATAAAAAGGTTTAATGAATGGGCTAATGTGACTGCTAAAAAGTTTGAAGGAGAGTTTGATCCTAATTACAATGTGTATGTTTCAACGTATGCAAGGGTAAGGTTTTCACTTGACACAATCTTGAAATGGAAACCAAAAGTTGTAATACTTGATGAAGCTCACGTCTTAAGAAACTCAAAAGGTAATAGACAAAAAATGTCTAAAAAACAAAAAGAAATAAACGATGAAACAGGCTTAATGCCTATCAATAAATCAATTTTAAAAGTAGGCAAAGTAGCGGAACATAGATACCCATTAAGTGGAACGCCAAGTGTAAACACACCGGAAGACACTTTCGCAACATTACAATTTATTATGCCAAGTACGTTCGATAGTTATTGGACATTCGCATACTACTTCTTTGATGTAGATAGAAACTTCATGGGTGGAAGAGAAATCAAGGGTTACAAGTCAGAAGAAAAACAAAAAGAATTACAAGAAATCTTAGATTACTGTAGTTCAAATAACAAGCAAAAAGAGTCTATGAAGTGGCTCATACCACCCAAAAAAACATATATGGAGTTAGAGTTGAATAATGAACAAAAGACTTTAGAAAATGATTTAATGGAGAATGGCAGGATAGGAGATTCATTTATCTTAAACACTTTAGAACAAATGACACACTACTCAAGTATAGTCATAAACCCAAAGATACTAAAACAAATAAAAGCAAAGACACACGGTTGTAAAACGGAGTTTGTATTAGATTACTTAATGGATAATCCAGAAAAGAATGTTGCAATATTTTCAGCAAGAGAAGAAGCTATATCTTTAATTAAAAAAGAGATACAAAAAGAGTTTCCGAGTAAAGTGTTTTATGAAATAACAGGGAAAACAAAAGATGAAGAAAGTATCAAAATCCAAGATATAATAAATAAAAAAAGTAAAAAAAGTGATATAATATTATTAGGAACTATAGGAACTTGCAAAGAGGGCATTTCCATAGAAGGACTTAATACAGCAATCGCTTTGGACCAAGTTTGGGTACCATCAGACATGGAACAATTAGGTCATAGGCTTGATGCAACAACACCAGAAGCACAAGAATATTTTGGAGAAAAAGAATTCATCATATTACAAGTACCTGAAACAATAGATACAATCATAAATAACGCTTTAATCTTAAAGAAATCAACAACAGAGATCATCAATGATTATAAAAAATTCATAGAAAGAAGGAAAAGAAACAATGGATGAAAAAGAATTAAAAGACCAACAAGATCCGACAGATAAAAAAGAAACAAAAAAGAAAAAGGTGGAAGAAGTGACAGAAGCTAAAGAGCCAGACTATAAACTTATGCCACCTTGGTTAAGATTTGCATTACTAAAGGCAGAAATAAGAGGAATTAGTCTAGAAAAAGAAGAAGCAGGTTATAAATCACAATATTTTTATGTGTCTTTACAGGACATGCAAAAAGTATTTACAACATTAGAGCTTAAATATTTTCTAACAAGTGTTTACACAGAAGAAACAAGACTTATAAACCCTGGTATCGAAGGTGCAGGAGTAAGTGTTCCTATAATCAAAAACATCGTAAGAAGAGATTTGATTGATATTTTAACAGGAAATACTATCACGTATACAGAAATCGACATCACTAATCTAAAACAAGTCACTGATCCATACGAACTTAAGAATGAAATCTTAAGAATTGCAGAACCAAGAGATGCTTGGAAAACATTGTATTTAGATTTCTTCGAGCCACAAAACCTTGGTGCGATTTCAACCTACTTCCAAAGATATACCTATAATCAACTTTATGATTTCCAAGAAACAAAAGAAGATAAGATTGAGAAAAAAGGCAAGTTAGATAAAAACTTAGTCTTAGAAGAAGGCACAAAGAAAGACAAAAAAGAAACAAAAAAAGAAGAAGCAACACCTAAAGACAAACGTCTACAAGATGATGCAGCAGAATTAAGAAGTCAAATCAAAAAGGAATTCGTTCGTGATGATATCGTCAAAGAATTAAATGGTAGAAAATTAGGAACAATGACTTTAGAAGAAGCACAACAATTTTACAAAGATTTAGAAGAAAAATATACTAAAAAAGAATCCGAAGGAGAAGAATAAAAATGGCACTAAAATTACCTAAAAACGCAGAAAAGAAAGCAACAGGTTTTCTTTATTTAAAGGAAGAAGGACTATATAAAGTAGTTCTAGTTGGAAACGAAGATGCAGTTGATGAAAAAAAAGAATCGAAAAGAAAAGGTTACAATTACCATTTTTTAAAGTTCCAATTTGAAAACAACAGAACAAGCATGGCAAGAATCTATTACCAAAATGAAGAAGGCGACATTGTCCCAGAAGGTTATAATTTCCTATTAGCCTTAACAAATATCGCTAAAAAAGCATTCGAAGATGATGAAAGACTTCTAAAAAAATTAGAAGATGCTGACTCAAATCAAGTTATTGGAAAACTTATCAAAGAAAAAGTTACATTCTATGTAGCAACAAAGAATTCAATCTATCAAGGCAATGACGCAACAAATATCAATACATTCATTGATCCATTAGCAACGCTAGAGGATGCAGAAGAATTTGCTGAAAAGAGAAAGATGAAAATTGTAGATCTTCTAAAAGAAGAAAAAGAAAAAAATATTAAAGAATCTAAAAAGTTAGCATCAGAAGAAGATGATGATGATGACGATGATGACGATCTATAAAAAATAAACCCGAAGGGATAAAGACAAAAGGCATTAACGAAAGTTATGTAAGGCCTTTTTTCTTTTTTTAATAACATGACAAAAATCGAAAAAGTATTAGAGTACCTATCCAAAAAGGAATGGTATCTGAGAAGTGATTGGCAACGAATTAAGAAGTATTTGGATGAAAACGCCAAAGAAATGGAAGATATAAGAAGTGTTAAAAGATACAAATTTATGTTTAAACAACCTTTGTTTTTTGAACATGATTTAACAACTTATAAGACAGGAAGAATATTTGCGAAGTATGTATTATTGCCTAACAAACCCATTTTAGACAAGTACATAAAAGAATTAATAATCCCAAGAGAAGACTATATTTTTGTTAGTTTTGATTTTTCAGGAAGTCAAATGAGGCATTTAGCAGCATATAAAAACCTAAAAAAAGTGAAAGAAATATTTGAAAAAGACTTAGATATTTACACAGAATTTGCAAAAGAAACAGGCATTCACAACAGACAATTATGTAAAGATATCATGTTACCATTAAGTTTTGGTGGAACAAAAAGAACATTAGAAAGAAATTTTGTCTTAGAATTAGACGAAAAAGAAATATCAAAAGCAACAAAAGTTTATCAAGATTGGTTCGAAGTAGATATCAATGATTACGAAAATAATGTAAAATTAAGTCACATAGCACAACGTTTAGAAGCTGATTTTATGAAAAAAAAGCTCATCAGACTACATGAAAAAAGTGGAGAAAAATTTGCACTACACGCATTTATTCACGATGAAATCATTTGTGAAGTACACAAAGACCACTTAACACACATAGAAAAAATAAAAAACTACTTAGAAAAAAATGAATCTATAAAAATGAAAGTTAAGGTTAAACAATCAAAAACATTTCAGTTCAAGTAAAGGAGAAAACATGGAACAAGAAAAAGTAACCAAAGAAGAAAAAACAAAAAGAATAAAAAAAAGATTAGAGATAGCACAAAAGTATGTAAAAGATCCATTTAAGATACCAGATTTTATGATGGCTGATTTTGTTTACAGTGATAACATAAAAGAAGCTAAAAATCTAATACCATCAAAAAGACTGATTCAAAAAGCATTCAAAAATACAGTACAACAATATTTAGATTATGTCATAAAGAAACAAAGAGACCCATATAGGGATAGATACTTTACATTTAACTATGTAGAAGTGAAGAATAGATCAGTTCTTTATTGGGAGTTTGTTTATTATAGAAATCATTCAGACTTCAACAAAGAAAACTTCACACACGAAAGAAATCAATTCGTAATGACTGAAGCAATAGACTTTAAACAAAAAGTAGGGTTAGTCAACGAAAAGAAGAACTACACAGGAATGGGTGGATATAACTACAAAACAACATACGATAGTTTTATCTATCAATATGATTTAGGGAAGTTAAGAACACCGGGTAGTGTTTGGAGTGGTAAAAAAGAATATCACAAAAGCTTTAGAGAATTAGAAATCAATGAGTATTATAAATACAACACTGAAGAACGAATCCAAAAAAATTGGTACATAGATTACAGTTGGTTTCAAAAAGTATTAAATCAAGACCCAGGGATGACTGAAGTGTTGTTGAAAATGGGATATACACAGTTAGTCGATAGAACGCTAAGTAAACAGAAATATGATTTCTTAAGAAAAAACAAAAAATCAATACCTAAAAATATCAAAAAGGAAGAATTAGATTTGATGTTTTCAATTCATAAGTCTGGAAATGACCCAAAAGACTACAAAATGATTACGGATACATTTGGTTTAAGCTACTTTGGAAGAAGCCAAATATCCCACGCCAATACATTTAAAAGCGAAAGATACGATAGAGAAGTCATAAAAAAAAGAGGAGATGGATACTATTACGAAAGTGAAGTTAAAAATAAAACCTCTTATTCAAGTGTAAATGCTAAAGTATTATATAGAGTAATCAATCTTTTAAACACAGGATCAACATGGGAAGAATTGAATCACTTTGCAGGCTGCTGTTATTTCTTAGGTTTAAATCAGCATGAATACATCTTCAAAGGTAGAAAAGAAAGAGAAGCTATAATTGAAGAGTTCGAAAGAAAAAAAGCTGAAATTATCCAAACAATAAGAACAGAAGAAAAAAGAAGAGAAAACAAAATTAAGGCAGAAAAAAGAAAGATGGCGAAATCTTTAGAAGAAGTGACAAGCACATTCAAAGAGTTAAAAATAGGGCATTTTACTTTTGTCCCCTTAAGAACATTCAAAGACTTCCAAGAAACAGCAACTAAGTTTAGAAATTGTTTAGTCACAAATGAATTTCATATAAAAGTATACAAACAACAAAGAATAATCTACATTGCAGTGCCTGAAGGAAAAAAAGAAACAGATGGAGAAATTGTTTCATGGAACCTAAATGGAAAAGAATTATCCATAGATCAAATTCATGGTGTTCAAAACAAAAGCACAGATTTTTACGAAGAAATTAAAGAGATTGCAAGTTCAATAAAGTATAATAACCTTGTGCAATTACAAAATTTAAAAGGAGAAGGACATGAGAATCAAATATCTAGTTAGTTTAGAAAAAACAGACAGTTGGAGTAGGCCGTTATATCAAGATTTAGTAACAGGTCTATATTATTGTGATGTCAATTTAATGCCGGAGTATGACAAAAACGCAAGAATTTGTTATAAAGGAAAAGACATCGAAGGAGAACCAGATTACCCTATTGAAGATTTTGAATTTGTAGAAAGAAACAAAAAAGGTAAGGTAAGAGGTTTTGAAACAGTATCGAATTGTCAAGATGCACGTCTACCACAACGAGGAACAACGAAATCGGCTGGCTACGACTTCTTTGCGTATGAAGATGGAGTAGTTATGCCAAACGACAAAAAACTCTTTAGAACGGGAATTAAAGCCTATATGAGAGAGAACGAAGTGTTGCTTTGTTATCCACGTTCAAGCTTAGGTATCAAACATGGAATTCGTTTAACAAACGGAACAGGTGTTATCGATTCAGATTATTATAACAATCCACAAAACGAAGGAGAAATTCACGTTTCGCTTCACAACACAAGCGATAAACCATTCGAAGTTAAAAAAGGTGATAAAATTTTTCAAGCAGTATTCGTTAATTACTTAACAGTAGATAACGATGTGCCTGTATCAGAACAAAGAATCGGTGGAATTGGATCCACAGGAAAATAAAGGAGATAGGACGATGTATAAAGCTCTAAAATTAAAAGTAGGTGAGCAAAATCTTTGTCCTTTTCCACATAAACACAATAAAACAGGTAAACAGTATTTAGAGAAGGTGCCATCTTGTGGTATTAACGAAGAAGGTGCCTTCAACTGTTTCGTTTGTGGGAGAGGTTTTACAAATGAAGATTGGTTCACATCGGCGTATTTAAACTGCAGTCTAAAACAAGCAGAGAAATTTAATAAAATGTTAAAAGAAACAAGACTTTTTATGCCAAGTAAAACAAAATGGAAAAAAAATCAAGAAAGACTTATTGAAGAATTAAAAAACGAAGATTCAAATATTTACAAATATTTAAAAGAGTTGGACTTACTAAGTATTGTTGAAACGGCAAGAATGGGTATATATCAAAATAGATTAACCTTACCAACTTTTTACAAAGGACAAATCATTAACCTTTGTCAATTTTGTCCAGGAGAAGTGCCAAAGTATAGAAATTCAGCATCAGCAATTACAGGAATTATAACAACAACAAAAACTTTTAACCAAGATTTAGATTATATCTTAGTTGCTGCAGGCGAAAAAGATATGTTGCAAGCGACAAAATTTGGTTTTAATGCAGTAACAATTTTAGGTGGAGAAAAAGCAAAACCACATTATTACAAAAATCTTTTTAGAGACAAAAAAATCTATATCGCTTACGACAACGATAAGGCAGGTATGGAAGGCGCATTAGATTTAGCTGAATGGTTATATCGGTATTCGAGAGAAATAAAAGTATTAAACGTTTCAGATGTTTTTAATGAAAAAGATGGAGATTTAACAACGGTGGCAAAAGAAGAAAAGGAAGATTTAACCGACTTCTTCATGAAATACCACAAAAACGATTTAGATCTTTGGAATGTAATAGAAAACTCAAATTGGTATCAACCACCAGCATTAGAAAACAAAAGCGTTATAGCTTTGATTAGTGATGTTCACAAGACACTAAAAGAATTAGAAAAAAGATTGGAAGAGGAAAGAACAAATGTCAAATACAAGAAAAAAAATGAAGAGAAGTGACTTTGAAAAACTATATGAAGATAGAATTAAGGAAAGTGCCTTACAATCAATAGGCGAAAACATAGGAGAGTTAGATGATTATCGAGGACCACGAGATGAATATGAGGATGAAATTTTCACTAACAACTACGACCAATATGTAGATGAATACGCTGAATCGTTAGGAGTTGAATTAGAATGAGAATATTAGCAATAGATCCAAGCGGTTCATTTAAACATGGAAGTGGAACTTCGGGTTGGTGTGTAGTTGATGATGAAACAGGAAAAATCATAGGTTTAGGAAACATCAAAGCTAAAGAATTCGATACAAGAGAACAGTACTTCTCTAAACACAAATCAATAGCAAGGTTATATATCCATGATGTTTTAGTTATTGAAAATTTTATCTTATATCAATCTACGGCTTCTTCATTATTTAACCAAGAATTAGAGACAAGTGAGTTGATCGGTGTTATTTGTGACTTCGAAGAAGAACAAGGTAAAAAAATAGTAAGACAAAAAGCACAGCAAATTAAATCTGTATTAAAGAAAAATAACGTGTTGTTAGGTTTAGTCAATAAGACGGAAGATAGATTAACGTTTAAAACGACAAAAGCAGATAAAGTGCAATGGTTTTTTGAAGGAATAAGAATATCAAATCATATTGTAGATGCAATTAGACACGCATACTACTACTTAAACCAGGAGAACAAAAAATGAAATATGAAACGTATGTGAAAATAGGTTTACACTTTCAAGAAACAAAAAGAAATGCAGTAGTAAAACACTTCAACCAAAGAAAAGACGAATTTGAATTAAGAGTATCTACAAAAGGTGGTTTTATTTTAGACACAATAAATCCAGAATATGTCTTAGAAGTTTTAGATTTCGAAGCAGTAGAACTTGTATACAAAAGAAATGAATTTGGTGAGTTTTTAATGTTAGGTGGAGTTGAAAAAATATCAAACACACCGTTTTTATTTCCACACGGAAGTAAATATAAACCTCAAAAGGAGAAAGAAAATGACAATTAACGAACTAAAGGAAATGAAAAGATTTCCAAAAGATTTAACTCAAGTTGAAGTTAAAGATCAAGCTAAACTTGTAATCAAAAAGTTTTCGATGAAAAGCAGTAAGACAAAAAGAAACATAATTAATTATATAGGTGTGGTTAGTTTCGTATACGAAAACGGAAAAGAGTATTCATACACGTATGCAAAGAAAACATTAAAAGAAACAATTAAAGTTTCAATAGAGGGCTTTGAACAAAGAAACAACCAAATGTTAAATTACCGAAAGAGAGGACTGAATCTAAATGTATCAAGTTAAAAAAGAAATAACAAAACAGGAAATCGTAGATAACTTTGACTACTACCATTTAGTGGCATTAAGTGAATTATTAGACTTAAAGTTTATCGAATTAAAATCAACAAGAATGGACTTAGAGGCAAAGAAATTAAAGATAGAAACAAGAAATGGAAAAATGGGTGTTGTTCAATACGGCGTATTCTATTCACATGACGATTTAAAAAAGAAGCAAGAAGAAGCTGAATTGATTGGAACATTAGTGGAATCAATGTTGAAGTTAAAAGAGATGGAAATAGGTTTCCCTAAAAACTATCAACCAAAACAAACTCAACTACAATATTACGCACAAAACTACAAACAAATTTGGAAACTAATTTATGAAAAAGAAAAGTGGTATTTAGCGAGAGTAGAAGATGTTCCTGTGCCACCAATAAACTGGGGAGATTAAAATGAAATTATACATTTATTATGAGGAAGTTTACAAGTTTAAAAAAGAAGGACAAGAAGATAAGGAAACAATTATACCTATAATATCAAATGCTTTCTATGAAATCCCAGAGTCAGTAATTAAAAAGGTTTTCCAAGCTGCTAAACCAAAAGAAATTTTAGAACACTATAAAAAAATACTAACAGAAAAGAAGTTATTGGAAGCTGTTAAAAAAGAAGAAAGACCCATTATTGAAAAAACAGAAAAAGAAATTAGAAACATCCAATTAGTCACAGCAAAAAAAGGAAATTTTGTTAATGGTGAATATTACGCACACGAATACGACCAATACTCAGCAGGAAAGGCACGAAAAATCACGTATAGCAACGGTTTTGTTGAGTATGAAGTAAAGTGTCTTAACAAAAAATTAAGCGTCTTAGACGGCTTTTGGGAAGAGGTGGACAATAACGGTTGTGGTGATAAGTTTTATCCAGAAAAGGAAGTAAAATAATGAGTCTATTTGAAAAGTTAATTTTACAGTTAGTTTCTATGAGATGGACATTTAATGTCTATAACTGTACAACTATAATGGACACAGATGTAATTTCAAACTTCATAGAGGAAGAAAAAATAGGAAAAGATTTTATGTTTATAACATTCATTATGGGAAATGAAGAGCCTATTCTTTTTGAACAAGAAGAAGAAAAGATAAAAGAATTATTAGAATATCTTAAGGAGTGGTAATATGGAAAAATTCACAGTATGTTTATGGCCTGGTGCTGGATATATTTTATTTCCGTTTGAAGTTGAAGCAGAATCAGAAATTGAAGCACTATATAAAGCAGTAGAAAGAGCTAAAAAAGAAGATTATAGTATTTTAGGTTTCGATTATAGCGAAGAAAAAATAAACGAAATGTGTGCTGATTACCCAGAATCTAAAGATTGGGGGCATAAATCAGACTTTGTTGAAGAACATTTGAACTACTATTTTATGGACGAAACAGGATATTATTTAAATATGGACAACACAAAAATAAACGAAGGTTGGGGACTGTATAAAAACAGCATACCCATGGTAGAAGAAAATGGAACAGAAAAGGTATCAATTTAACAGAGAATGGCTCACAAAAAAAGAAATTTCGGACAAGGTTTTACATAAAAAAATACCATTAAAAGGTAAGTTTGGAGATTTACGTTTCTATGGCTTTTGCAATACTGAAATTGAAAATGCAATCGTAGAAAAAGATTTTAAGATTTCAATTACTAAAACATTTATAAGAAACTACAATGAAAAGTATTTTAAATTATCGGATAAGACTTATTATTTTGAAAAAATGGAGAAGGTGCAAAGTGGAAATTAAAAAAAGATTATACGATCATATTGCAAATGAATATCACAATATGTCAAAAGAAGAATTAAAAAGTTATGCACTTGAAGCTCTTTGGCAACTTAGTCAAAACACATCTGAAAAAGATTATCAAGATTGTTGTGAAATGATTTACGAAGCAGTTAATACAGAAGAAGAGTAGTTACTAAAAAAGGGAAAATAACTACCAAGTTATTTCCCTTTTAATAAATATATATGAAATATATATTATGTAAGACAAATATGTCGTATAAGGAAAGAGAGAAAAAAATGCCTATAACAGATATTAAAACAACAAAACAACTTCAAGAATGTATTTTATTTGAAAGAAGAGAAATTTTATTATCCAAACAAAAAGTTGAAGATTATCAAATACACTTAAATGAAATATATTACAGAGCATTACTACATAAATGGCAATTCGCAAATAACGACAATATCTATTCAGAAGACTTGCCTAATATGATGTTTTATGGAATACAAGCCGTTTTGGACAACGAAGTTAAAAACTATGAACTGAGGAAGAAGATATGATTATACAAGAACAGTTATACAAAAGAATTGAAGGACTAATTAACTCAAAAAGAAATAACCCAAAGTATAATGATGTGAGGTTTAAATTATCTAAATCAAATTCATCTAACAGTATTTACATGACTGTAATGACAATGGCTCAAGATAATCACATTAGAATAAAGTATCGCATTAGCGACCACTACAATTCAGAAGTTAAAACTAAAGTTGTCCGTAGAACCACAAACTTTAACTTCATAGAGAGAAAGCTCGACTTAATGATTAAACAAGCAAGATCGATTCGCTATAACCATTTAGTTAAAAGTATTTGTAAAAATGGAAATGTTTCTAAAAAACAGAACAGTTAAGGGTTTTTTCACAATAGTAAACACAATCACAAAAGAAGAATACCCTACAGTCTTTGAGGAAATCGGTACGGACGATTTTTATGATTTAATTGATGAATTAGAATATTTAGGTTACATGATAACCGATATAAGAATAGAGGGATAAGAATGAAAAGAGATTTGTTAGAAAAATATTTAAGAAAAAAAGTAGAAATAACGCTTTTTGATAAAGAAAAAATAAGAGGAACTCTTGTTAAAGGAAATGGTTATTTTTATCAAGATAAACTGTATCACTTGGTAGACGATAATAACATATGTTGCTCATGTATATTTAGAAGTTCACACGTAATTAAATTAATTGAGACAGATTTAGAAGAAAAAAGAATTTGTTCTCATTGTGGAAAAGAAATGTCAGAAGGCTATTGCATCAACAGTGGAGAAGAGTATTATTGTTCAGATGATTGCTTACATGGACATATGACTCAAGAAGAATATCTTGAATTATATGATGATGGAAATGGTGATAGTTATTGGACTACTTGGGAGGACTAATATGATATACAAATTAAAAGAAAAAGCAACAAAGAAACAAATGAAGAAGTGTGGTTATAAACACTATATGCCAGATGAAAGGTTTTACCACGAACAATACCTTAAGTCAACAAGCCAATATGAAATAATAATCCCTTTGGAAGAATGTGAATATGGAAAAAGAGTAATTCAATATTCAGCACATGGTTCTCTACCTGAAGAATTAAACCCAGAAGATATTGAAGATTTAGTTGAATTAGATTTAGTGGAAGAGGTGGAATCAGATGATACAAGTATTTAAAACAAAAGCTAATATGTATGGTGCTAACGATTATCTTACGATAGACCACGTAAAAAAAGAGTATAGAGTTCATCAATATAACGGTTTCTTTGCAGGTGGCGAAACAAGATTAACAAGAAGAGATTTTAAAGCGATGATAGCAGACTGTAAAAAAGAATGTTATACAAATAAGACAGGAGAAAACAAATGACAAAGTTCATTGAGGTTGTTGAAGAAGGAAAAAGAGTTCTTGTAAATATTGAGAAGATTTCTCAAGTTTATCCAGGTATAGATGATAATGCAGTTATCATTCTTAACGAAAGAGAAGGAGATTCTGTAATCGTTACTTCAACTAAATATAACGAAGTTAGAACTAACATTCGTTACCACTGTAATCAAGGTGAATAAATAAAGGGTAGTGCTTAACGGCATTACCCTTTTTTTTAGGCTAATTTTAGCCTGTATTCAATTTTTATTGTATAACCCTTATAGGTGTTCACGTTAGACTTAAAACTCTTTAAAACGGCTATTTTATATTCGCATTTAATCTTGCACGAACATAGGCTTCATAACGAATATTCTTAGCTGTAGTAAACGGATTCTTACTTGGGACTCTACGACTTCCATCACTAAAGAATAGATTTCTATAAATATTTCTATAGTCAGTAGAATATCTTCTATACTTATACGGAGTGTATTCACTACGTTTATAAAATAGAGATGGAACTAAATCAGGTAAATCCTGTGGCATATTCATGCCTTGTCCTTTAGCGATTGTTCCTATCGCACTAGCCATACGGCTATATTGTGTAACGGAAGCTAATGCTTTCGGATTAAAATCTTCACCCTTGGTAAGATTATTAGCCTGTTGTAAAACAGGATTTAATTTTTGGTATCCACTTTGAAATGGATCCTCAACCAAACTCATGGCATCAAACATGGCGTTGCCCATTTTAATTCCATAATTCTTACCTAAAGGTATCCAGCCTTGGTTTTCAGTAAAGTCATTAAATGAACGACTAAATCTAAAGTTTTCTTCATCTTCATCATCATACCAGGTATTCATACCTTGTGCTACGTTTGTCATAAATCTCATATACTTTTGGTCGCCCATAAGGTCCAAATAGTAATCTAAGTTTCTAATGGCAAAGCTCATGAACGGGAAGTAAACACTTGCTGATTTTTCATAAGCACCCTTCATACCGTAGTTGAAGAATCTACCTAAAGATTCAGCCAAGGCTCTATCTTTAGTTTTACCATTGACGAACATATCGAGTAGGACACCATGGACACGTTGATGCTGTTCAACATAGTTTGTTGCAATAGCGATAGGGTGATGCGACATAATCTTATCGATTCTATCGTTTAAACCGACATTCATCAATTCATCATCTAACATCTTATCGATGTTTCTATAGATATCTTTAACATCTTGTTTACCTGTAATTTCGTATTGATCCGAAATGATACCAGACTTTTCGATTTCATTGATAAGTCTAACCATGTTAAGATTATCTTTAGTTTTTTTGATGTTATCTTCTGAATTATTACTAAAATCTAATTTGATTCTCTTATCATTAGCATTCATAATAACTTGCTTAAAGAAACCAGCCTGTTGATAGACTTCAAAGAAATCTTTCAGTTGCAATTTAAACTCTTTAATATATTCTGGTGACTTTGTTGCCGGGTTATTTTTTAGTGTATCTACGATTGCTTGTAATCTTCTCATGATTCTTGATAGGTCTGTGAAGTTGTCACTAGCACGTCTTGTTGCTGTTTGGTTTTCATCTTTGATGATGTTTCCCAAATAATTCTTAAGAGAATCTATTTGTAATGTTAGCATCGCTTGAAAGTCTGTGCTAACTTTTTGTAAATCATGCAACGCATATGGACCACTTTCAAAGTCTTTAACGCTTTCGAAGAAGTGTTTAAGTTCTCTCACTTGGAAACCATGGGCTTTAGCGTATGCTTTGTATTGGAAAATCAAGTTCCAACTTCTAACTGCCTCTTTAGCAAATCTAAAGTTTTCACTCACGATATCATCACTACCTAAAATCAGTTGATGATTTCTTAGCATACCATCATAGATATTTCTAACCATGAATCCATTGTTCATTAACATCATGAACTTTTGAAACTTAATAATACTTGACTGCAGCATAGCAACAGGTTTAGGCAACATATAACCAGAATAACTCATTTCATCAGTCTTTAAGATGTCATGAAGTAATGTGAAACCAAGGTGTAAACCTTTTTCTCTATTCATCTTAACTAACTCTTTGAGTTGTTTGATGGCATTTTCTTTGTTGCCATCTAAAGCTATTACCTTTAAGGTTGGGTGTGCTGTGTCTTTAATACTGTCCATCCAATCTAACATATTCTCTTCAACTACATTACCTTTTTTGTCTGTAGTTCTTATGATTGAACTTCCAAATACTTCTTGATCTGATTTCCAAATCGGCTCACTTCTTCTCAATTTAGATATTTCGGCTTCGTCGTAATACTTGTTCTTTTGATATACTACTTTTTTGGTATCATCGATTTGTAATCTAATTTGTGAAATCTGTTGATTTGCTTCAGGAGTGTTTAACTTTTGAAGTTCGATAATCTTATTTTCAAGTTTATCAATCTTCTTTTGTAAACCTTTTTGGAACGCTTTGTTTCTACGTTCTGTAGAAGCTTCAATCTCTTGTTCTTCGGTCAGTTTACCCATACCTGTAGAACCTTTGGAAATATCAGTAATAATTGTTAATTTGTAAATCTTTGATAAATAACCTTCAGTTAATTCGTAGTATAGTTTTTCATAGTCATAACTATTTCCTTTTCTAAAAGGTGCAATCATTCCTTCAAACCCAGCTTGATACTGTGACAAATCTCTTGTCTTATCAACGTTTGCTCTTAAGTAATCATAACTCTTTCTAATCGTTTGATTTTGTGGATGATCCCTACGGTAATCACTTGGTACCCATTTACCATTGTAATCTTCTAAATGGTCGTTGTAATACTTGTATGTTACAGGTTTATCAACTCTCATCGTTGGATCTAACGTTGTATAGTGACTCTTAATATAAGTGATTCCACTAATCTCTTTTTCAAAATTAGAAATAACTGTTCTTAAGAACTCACCACGAACACCAGGTTGTTCAATGTAAGGAACGCTTTCAATAAACTTCTCAAACGGTGTAGGAGTTTGTCCTTCCATACGCCATTCCATTTTGTATTTGGCAATACCTTTAGTTTTAGTTTTGTTGAACTCTTCATAAAATCTTTGTTTGAATTCTTCAATATTAAACTTCTCACCAGGTTTGTCTTTTAAGTATGCTTCTAAACCAGCCCAATCCTCTTTGAGTATCATGTTTTTAACTTCAATTCTAGCGTCTGCGAAAGCTTCTTTGTTTCTTGCATCTTCTTGTTTTTTGTTGACTAACTTAGATTTTACTTTATCTATTTCGGTTTGCTTTGTTTCATCGATGTCATAGCGTTTGTATTCTCTAACGCCTTCTTCAGAGATAATCATCTTCAAGAAACTTCCTAAAGTTTTTTTATCATCACTACGTGGATTGAGTATTGCATAGAAAGCCATTTTTTTAAATAGGTTTTCGCCATCTTCTTTATATTCAAGTGTTGAATAAGGTTTGTCACTTCCTGCATAGAAGAATGGTATACCGTTTTTCTTGTAATCTTCGTAAGTTTCCATAAGTTGTGTATGTATTTCTCTACCGAAATCGCCATACTCATTTAAACCTACGATGTCAGCAAATCGCTTGAAATCTAAAGTGTTCATATCTTCATACTCTAAAGCTGTAATAATATCTTCGATTTTAGCGATGTACTTATAATCTTGTTCTTTTTCTTCAATCGTTCTTTTCGATGCCAAAGTATCTTTATAGAATTTAGAAATCATATCTGCGAAGTGTTGTTCAACTCTCCACATTGGAATGTTAGCCATTTGGCCTGTATTCTTTTCGACTTGTTCTTTCAAGAATAAATCGACCTTGTTTGAGTCGGTTTCTAAATCGATATCTGTAAAAGCATCCATCTTAGAATTTGTTTTTTCATATTCTTTTATTGCTTTATTCATGGATACAAGGTATTCGACTTCGTTACCTTCCATCATAAACTTTGTTGCATCATCTAAATGCTTTTTAACTTTTAGATTTTTATCATCAAGCTTGCCTTGTAATCTTACGATTTTGCGATTAAGCATTTCGTATTGATTTAAGGTAATTGTTCTTTGAACTGTCTTACCTAAATGTTCATGTGGTATACCACGAATGATAATCATGTCCTTGACTTCTTTGATGATTTCATAAAAGGCACGACTTCTAAATAAGTAATTTGCACGAACATCGTCAGAGTCGAATCTTACTTTCTTAACTAAGAACTCTTCATTTTTGCCAACGATTTCTTTTTCATCAACTTCTAAAAACTCTACTCTTACACCATCTTCAGTTTTAACAATTCTAGGCCACTTCATCACAAGTACGCCATCATTGTTTTCACCTTTTAATTCGTTGAATTTATCTTCGAATTTCTTTAAGATTGCATCAAATACTTCTTTAGGCATTTCATCGATCTCTAAGATTTCTTCCATACGAAGTTTAAGAATGTCTTGATTGTTTTCTTCAATAAACACTCTCATTAATTCTGAAGTCTTTGATATGTGTGTATTAAATTGTTCGTTGTCAATTTTTTCAACGCCTTGAGGTAAAATCTTTTCGTTCAAATCTTCTTTAACGATGTCAATTAAAACTTTCATCATCATATCAGCTTGAGCTGTTGAATTAAGTTCAGTGCTATCTACATTCTTCATCAAGTCTTTCATGCTTGATTCTTTAATGTTATCTAAGAACTCTTGTTCTTTTTCATTATGTTTCTTAATCGTTTTACGAACATCATTCTTAAGAATTTGTTGATATTCGTAATTCAATTTACCGATATCACCCGGAGTGTCGCCTTGTGATTTGACACTTTGTCCAATAAGGTTTTTACCTTTTAAATCAGCAAAAACTTGTTCATAAATCTTTTTGTTGTAATCTGGATCAGCGATATTCTTCATGTTGTCTTTGATAATTTGAATTTCTTTATCGCTATAACCCATCTTCTTCAACCAATTTTCAGTTCTTTTATCAATGTCATACTTCAAATAATGTTGATGATATAAAGGCTTACCATTATCATCAAACGTTATGTATGAGATTTCATAAATACGGTTGTAGTCATTTCCAGAAACTAAGTTTTCACTATCTATGATAGCAAAGTTCTTCTTCTTGCTTGGGTCTTTAAAATCGTTTATAAGAGTTTTTAACTCTTGGTAGTCTTTATATCTACCTTCGTTCTTTTCGAACTCTCTAACGATAAGATCCATTACTTTTAAGTTAAGTTGTGCATCTATCAACGCTGTATGTATCTTCTTATTACCTTTAAACTTGAAATTAGCGTTTGTATTATCTCTAATAATCTCTTGAGATAACTCTTCAGTTAGCTTGACGATTTCTTCTTGTGGAAATTCTTTTTTACCAATAAGTTGAGCATAAATGTTAAATAGGTTTTTGGTATTAAACTCAACACCTTCTTGACCTATGTACTTCGACCACTCAAATGTATCGAATACGTTAGAAACTTTATCATCTACAATCTTTTCTTCAAGAAGTTCTACAGATAAATATTTTTTGTAGGCGTCTAATATTTCTTGTTGCTTAACAGGATCAATCGTAATTTGACTTAAATCTAAAGTTTCGCCTTTTTCTGTTGCTTCTTCCATTGCTTTAAGATATTCGTTGCTTGTTGAATCTCTATTTTTGGAAAGCACTTCAAGTTCTTTAATTCTATCCTTGTAATACTCTATGAGTTTTTCTTGGATAGGTTTTGGATCTTCTTTAATGGTGTGCTTTTCGCTTTCAACTCTTTGTTCAAATAACATCTTACCAAAGAATGTTTCAACAAATGCGTGTGGATGTAAACCAAATGTATTCATGTTAGGGTTCTTATCAAAGTAAGAAACTAAATTGTTAAATGCTTCCTGGAACTCAGGAGTGTTATTTCTTGCATTGATTTGCATACCCTCTCCGTAAACGTAATCGAAGAACATGATACGGTAAATATTATTCATTTTAATATTGCCTTCGCTATCTACAACGTTTGATCCTTTAATATCTCTGTAGTAAGCGTCAATAGTACCAGGCATTATCTTCTTGTCGAAACCCATAACTTTAGACATTTCATTGAAGTGTAAGAAATATTTGAATATTCTATCCGTCAATGGAATCGTAAATGTTTGTTGATTGTTAATTAAATCATTGAGTAATTTGATAAAACTTCCAATATCTTTACCCTCAAATAAATATAAGGACATGATGTCATTACCGGCTTTCAAATCATTACTTATCTTTTGGATCTCCTTAGTCATTTCACTATCGGCACCCTCTTTGTTGAAAGCTTTCATAACTAATCTGTAGAAACGTTCAGTAAGGTTTTTAGCCATCTTATTCTTGTTCGCATTCATAAGTATTATGGAATTTTCTTCGATGTTATTTGGGTGTAATAAACTTCTAAATGGATATGGATTAACATCTTCAGCTTCGCCTTTGGAGTTTTGAATGGTAATTGTGTTTGCCACAAGTTTTGATAACTCATAGTTAGCATTTTTAATCACATTACTTACTAAACCAAAGTTAATCTTTTCTTTTTCTAAAGCACTTGTGATTCTTTGTCTATTCTTAATATCGAAAGTTCCTTCAATTGTGTCAAAAGCATAGTCATAAATTCTAAAGAACTTAGCCATGACCTTATCATCTATTTCGAAGTTTTCAGTTTTCTCTCTCAAATCTTCTTGAGTGATTCCATACTTACTTCCGAACTTTTCTACGAACTTACCGTTCTTAATTTCGTGTATCTTGACTAATAAATCTAATTTAAACTCTCTATCCATTTTATCGAATTGACTCATTGAACCATATGTATCTTTATCCAATAAACCATTTCTCATTTGATAATAGATCTCAACGATTTCATCTACAACCTTATCATCATTCGTATTAAGTAGAACTTTAATCTCGTTTCCAAAATCTTCGTAGGGTTCACCTGTTTTCATCAAGTTCCAACGGATTAAGTTCTTAACAAGTGCACCTGTTTTCTTTTCTGGAATAACCGTCTTTATCGTGTCGTCAAAAATACCCTCAACTTGATATAGGTATTTAATGAAGTTTGTTCTCTTATCACCCGATAAGAATTGGGCAACAGTTTGAAACATGAAGAATGGTTTGAAGATTTCTTTTAATTCATTGATAGAATCTTCATCGCCCATATCTCTTAAGATATCCACGAGTATAGATTTATCTTCTTCGTTGCTCATAAGAGCTTGATACATTGAGTCAAAAACATTTTGTTTAAATAACAACTTGTTGTGTAATAGTGGGCTGAATACAGGTGTTCCACCTAAACCCATATTGTTTAATGTCTTTCTAATGTTGTTATGAACCTTCGTAAATAATTCATTCGTTAAACGATTTAATTTAGGTGATTCGAATGCAGACTCATTGCTTATATAAAAACTTCTTAGACGCTTATCATCTAGTCTTAATACATCTTTATTAACACCTATGCTATCCATTTTAGTGATTGCAGGGTTTATGTTTTTAAATGTGGCTATACTTCTCTTGGACTTTCCGTCTGGTTTCAAACCAAAAACATTAATCAATTCTAAGAAACTTATCTTTTCAGGGACTTCTTCCCCATTTATTTCTACAATCTTAATAAGATACAAGTTTTTAAGTACATCAGGATCTTGATAAAAAGACTGTATCACTTGTCTTATATAAGTTGTAAACGCTTTGTGGAATGGTTCTAAAACTTTATCATTAGTTTTCATCTTTCTTTTTGCTGCTTTGGCGATATCTTGATTCATCTTCAGCATAAAACTAAAGACTTGATTTACACCTTTAAGGTCTAAGTTCCAATCATTGAGATTAAAATGTTTGATTTCGTTTTGATCGAATGCACCTGTAATCGAAAGTAACTTATCAGACTTAAATGCACCCAATTGGTCCATAGTAGTTTCTTCTAAACCATTATCTTTTAAAATCTTATTGATATCTCTAAGTAATTGGTTGTCAGCTTCTTCAAATTGTTTTGGTAGTTCTTCTTCAGGTTTAACTTTTTCGCCTTCAATTTCTTTAGTTTCAGCTTCTTTAATTATCTCGGGTTTAGTCTTACCTAATCTTTGTTCTTCTCTACTTACCTCTTTTAAGAATTCTCGTAATTTGTAAAGATATTTTTGAACTTCTATATCAGATAGTCTGCTTTTTTCTGAATCAGAAATATCTTTTCTCTTGTTGATTAACTCTATTTTACTATTCTTCTTTTGGGTATTTGTTATATCAAACATAAGAACTTTAACTAATTTTCTAATGTGATTCTCAAAAGTTTCTCCACCTTTTTTCTTGATAATAGAATAAATTGCATCGAAAGATTCTTTTTCACCTGGTCTACTATGCTTAGAGAAGTCAAATGTCTTTTGCGAATAAAAGTCATATGCTAGTGTTGTAAGTGCATAAAACGATTCAAATTTAACGTTTGATATGTCTTCAGTTTTGAATGTTTTATTAAACCAATCCATATTTTCTTTACTAGAAATATAGTCCTGGTAATCGGCATCAAATATGTTTTTAAATAACCCAGAATAATCTTTTAAAGTCTTTTGGTTTAACATAACATTATCCCATTGATCTTCAGAAACAAATGAGGGTTTATAACCTTTTGGTTTTGCTTCCTCGTTTAATATATCTTTTTTATCTCTATTAATATCAAAATCTTTTTCAGTTTTCATATCAACATCTTTGTGTTTAATACCATATTCATTTCTTAAAGTGTAATCGCTGTAGTTTGTTTTTTCTTTATAACTATGGCTAAATGCAGTTTCAGCAATTTTTAAAATGTCAGGAGTCGCATCTTTCAACGAGAAAATAGAAACACCATCACCGTCAAAGTCAAGGTTTAATGCTTCTTCAAACGCAGGATTAACTTCTATCGCTTTGTTTACCATTCCTTTAACATCGTCTAGGATTTTAACTTTGGCATAAACAAAACTTCTTCTACCTTGTGTTGGAGAACGATGTAATAAAACATATTGTGAACTTGATGTTGTATTGCTATAAGATCCATCTTCGATTTTAACGATAATACCCATGGACTCAGCCATCGCTCTTGGTATTCCTATTTCATTCTTAGCTAATTTTGTATTTGATATTGCTTTAGCGTATGCAGAGTTAGGCATTCTTCTTTCGATGATTTCTTTTCTAAACTTCCCTTGCTTACCTGTGGTTGCATTTACATTTCCATAGATAGATTCTCTTAATTCCGATTCAGGAGTTTTAGTTCTTTTCCATAAGAAGTCGAATAATTCCCCATTAGGATCTATAGGTTGTCTACTTCCATTTTCAGCGTAAGTGATTTCTCTTAACGCACTAAACATTTGCCATTCTTCAATGGATATTTTTGCACCATTGCTTGAGTCGTTATCTCCAGCAACTTTATAACCTCTTCCATTGTTATCGCTTAAATCATCAGTTAGAAACATATAAAGATATCCGTGATCGCCTTCAAGATTTCCATCTTTTGTCTCCGATTTAAGATATTCTAATTTTTCTTCATCTGTCTTGCCTTTCATTTCGCTATCAATATATTTTCTTGTTCCATCCAAACCATTCATAGCAAGTTCAGCTTCAACATTCCAAAGCGTTCTCTTTCTAACCGTTCTCTTCGACATGATAACATCTGAGTTTAAAGCTTTATCATCACCTTTGAACATCTCTTTCCATTCATCTTCTGAAACTATTCTCACGCCATGTTTAGATGAGTATCTATCTATGATTTTCATACCATTGGAAAGATCCATTGGAACACCATTCTTAATAAATTTTTGTCTTGCGAAACCTTCTCTCATAATCACTGTTTCATTATGTGTTGAACTTCCGTTATCTAAGTAAGTGTCCTTTAAATATACACGTGCATTAAAACCACCTTTTTCAAATTGGGAAAGTTCAGGATTCTGTTGAATAAACAATGATGATAAGAAAGGTAGTTCGTTTGTATCTAATTCAATCGCATTACGTCTTGCGTTGGCCGCTAAAGCACTTCTTTCGGCACGACCTGTAAAGATACCAAGCGGAGAAAAAATTCTTGTTATAGACTGAAATTCACCACTATTTAATTTGATTCCCTTAACAACTACTTTAGGATCACTTTGTGTATAGTCAAAATAATAACCATTCTTTTTATAATCATCTCTAAAGGCTTTATTTTTAGTTAAGTTCTTTCTCTTACCTTCGTCAAGTCTTCTCATAAGTGAGTAAACTAATTTTTCGTAATCAGTTTTATCAGGATCTAAATAGACAAAGTCTGTGATGAGTTCATGAGTATCGCCTATATTTCTTTGTTTAGAAAATAATCTAAAGATTTCTTTTTGGACTGAGAACGGTTCAAACTTTTGCTTGAATTCATCACTAATCATTTTGCGATTGATAAAGTCTTTTTCAATAGCTTTACTAATGTTGTCTAAATAAGCGAGAGATTTTTCATCTTCTCCTTCAATCATGACTCTCATGTATTCATTATTGTTTACTTTATATGTCGCTATCTTTTGATCGCCATAAGTTTTAATTATTTCTCTAGGGACATAGAAGTCATAACTCTTATTTCCCGTAGTCGTGATTCTAATAACTATGATATCGTTTGTGACTGTTTTGCCTCTAATGACATCATCAAATACAAATTGTCCTTTATGAATTGCTATTTTTTTGAAGTTGTGTCCGTAGTCGCTTTCTTTGAAAACTCTAATAAAATCATTTGCTATTGTTCCATCACTTTCAAAATCATCTTTGACTTCTACGAAATCTTCGTCCTTTAGATTTTGAAGACCTTTTTTATTTCTAAGCGAATTAGGTAAATTAAAGGAAGCATCTACATGTCTCTCATACCCTTCATTGCTTTCTTTAGTTACGTCAATTCCTCTAAAGAATTCAAAAACTAAAGGATCGTTTATAGGTTCTCCATATTCATTTTTTTCACTAAAGTCAGAACGATATTTTTCAGCCCATGCACCAACTAAATTTTCTTCGCCTATTTGAACAATGGACTCTAAAGAAACAGCCTTACCATCGAAGTTCAAGTAAGTTCCGAATGGTTGTAATTTTAACTTCATTATGTTTTCAACTGTAGGTTCATTATTTAACATGAAGTTGATAATCGCATTACGATATGGGTTTCCTTTTACTCCAGATTCTGGATCAGGTTTAGTCATATCTATTTTAGTTTTAGGTAAACTTTTATTCCCTCTTAAGATTGAACTTAAGTTTTCAACGTCAACTAATTTACCGAAGAATGATTCAGCAAGTTTATTCATGAAGACATCATCGAAAACTTTTTTAGATCCTGCACTTTCCATTCTCTTGATTTCATATTCAGACTTGACTAAGCCTATTTGATCGTTAATAGCTTTTGCAACTGCTTGTGAGATTTTCTTTCTTGCTTCGTTATCTAAAACTTTACCTGTTTTAATTTCGATATCTTTAACGATTCCATCAACTAATCTTGTGTAAGTTAATCCACGTTCTTCGAAGTCTTTCTCTTCCTGAGATTTACCTCTCTTTTTTACTTTTTTAGGTTTAACCTCTTCCTTATCTATTACTGAAACATTATCATTGATTATTTTTTCGAATCCCATCTTGATTAGTAAGTCATACATAGGTGTACCTTTAAATGATTCTAAGAACTCTGCAGCAATACCTTGTTTAATAACATCTTTATCAGTTGTTTCAAACTTATATTTCTTGTTTGAAATTTTCTTAAGAGCTTTTTCACTAAGAGCCTTAATCTTTTTACCTTCAACTTCTGGGTTTAAAAAGTAATTCTTCGATTGTCCTACACGCAGATACTTCGCACTAATCGCATTGATGATTTTAGAACTGTTTATTTTATACATTTGACGTCTAATGCTTTCGTTAATAAAACCTTCTAAGAAGTTAAGTTTTCCATTGTTACTTTCTTTAACGACTTGTAGAAGTTGTTTGATTGAATGGTCTAAGTTTTTTAAAACGTTATCAATCATTTTTGATTCAGTACCTAAGAATTCATTGTTCTTTGTGGCAAGTCTAAAAGCGTAGTCTAAGATATCATTCTGTGATAGTTCAGAAAAACGCTTAGAGTACATGTTATTTTTTCTTAATGTTGTAGGGTCTACTTGCATCGATCTATTTGTATTGATTAAACTTGTTGCAACGCCTTCGATGTTTTGTTTTAGTAGTTCATAATTTTCATCAGACAACAATTTTGAACCAGGATTATCTGGATCTTCTTTTGTATTCAAATCTAAAAGTATCTTTTGAATTTTCTTTATAAGTAATTCTTTGTTATTGATGAACTCAGTCTTCTGTTTAAACTCAAACTTTGTTTTTGATTTTCTAATGATAGAATCCTTAAGTCTATCTAATAGATCTTGAGTTTCATCTTCTAAAATTCTTTTATTAAATTCATCGAATAGGGCTCTGTTATTTAAGAAGAAAGATTTGTCTTGTTCGAATAATTTGATTCCAGAAAAGAAATTTGTTGCGTAGAAAATAGGAAGTTCAATCATCTCATCCCCTTCTAAAGCTTTGATGATTTCATCTCTTGTTTTCTTGTCGAATACTTCCGCATTCTCCAGGTTGGCATATACAGTCTTAATCAAACCTTCGTATCTCGATTTAATTCTCTCTTTTTCTGCTAAAACAAGTTCATCTTGAGTTTTAGATGGTTTAGCATCTATATCTCTTATCTCTTTTTGAAGTTGTTTTACTTCAGAGAATATCGTAGTATTTAATACTAAAGATTCCAGCTTAAAGGCGTTTTCTGTAAACCACGTTTCGAAGTTTTGAATAAACTTAATTACTTTATTATAATTTGAAGTTATTTCTTGATACCCTTTTTTGAATAAATCTTCCTTCATATATAAGAAGTATGCGAACTTAGCGTTTTCTAAAGTGATTCTTTCATCACCGGATAAATCTTTTTTCGCTTCTAATTCTTTAATAATGTCTAAAACCTCTTGTTCGGTGTCTTTATTGACTTCCATTTTTTGTCTAACGCCTTTGTTGACATATTCAAACTTAGTCATTTCCATGTATTTATCTACAAGTTCTGCATTAGCTATAAGTTGTTTGTATCTATCGTTGATTGTCTTTAAAGATTTCTTATAACGTGCGTAAGCCTTTTTATCTTCTACTTCCATCTTCTTAATTGCTTCTGCTTTAGCTTCAGCATATTTCTTAGTTAGTTCCTTTTGACGTGCTTCAAATTTCTCGTACTTAATTTTTTCAGCATCAGTTAATTTATTAGTTGCGAAAAATTCCTCGATGTCATTTAACTCTTTTAGGAGTTTATCTATCTCAGCTTGTCCGAGTGTTTGTCTCATTTTTTCTTCTTCAAATTTATTGAGTTGAGCCTTCAAGACATCATCAAATTGTTTAAGCTTTTCTAATGCTTCTTTTTGTTGTTCCTTGGTTATAGGATTATCATATTGCATAATTTCATCAACCTTGGTTATCTTCTTGTAAGGATCATACTTTCTTTGAATCTTATTTAAAACATTTTGAATTACTTTTCTTCCTGGTTTACTTGCAATTGCAGACTGAAAAGGTCTCGTGAAATAACCTAAGACTCTCATGTTTTTATTATTTGCTTCAGAGTAAAGATAAAATGCAGGATGTAATTTTAACAATCCTGTAATATAGTTATGATCGAAATCTGCTTTGTGTATTTGAAACTCTTTAAGCATTGCTTTATCAAAGTTATAGACATTGTTTTTAAAGTTTTGATTGACAATTTTAGTGGCTTCTTTTTGTGACTCTATCATTGTCTTAACAGCTTTAGCGTATTTCGTTTTATTGCTTACATTCTTTTCCATGTAACCAGAATGAGCCTCAAGCCCTTCTTGAATTTCTTTTTTGATTTCACCGATAATCTTTTGTGCTTCAACTATCTTTAAAGAGTCTTCTTTGATGTTAGCTAAACCTTTTCTATAGAGATAGATATAAAGATCACCAATGTGGTGGTCCAACTTCTCGTTGTTCTCTTTGAAAATTGCATTTCTTTCTTCGGCTGTTTTAGCTGTAGAAGGGTCTTTGTAATCGTCTAAATATTTTTCAACTACTCTTTGGATAATCTTATTTTGAAATTCATTTTTAAAAGTATCCTTAGCTTTGATTTCTGTCTTAATAGTTCCGTCCGGATTTTTAGTTTCTACTTTTTCAAAGTATCTCTTAAATAAATCTCCGTTCTCATTAGAGAGGATTTTCTTTACTACTTGATTTTTAATCGATGTTGAGATTGTAGTAGTTGTTTTATTTTTAATTGTGTTTAATGAATTATCCGTATCAAAAACTATTTCACCAAGGATGTCGATAACACCATTTCCAAATGTTCCTATGTCAATCCCCCAAGCTTCACGAACATCCATGAAGTCGAGTGGATCAAAACCTTCTTCGTGTCTACCGTACATTTTTGCAATAAGTTCTTTTGTCTTTCCTTCATCTCCAGATACACCAGCCAAAGCACCCTTAACTAAAGAAGTACCAGAGAAGTTATCAGCCAAATCTCCTTGCAATGAAAGTAAATCAGTGTAAGACATTTGATCTACTTCACTCAGTTCACCAAAAAGACTATCGTCTAATTTGTCAGCGATAGGTCTTACAACTCTCATTGCAGTCATTGTTATACCTTGTCTTACGATAGGAGATTTAAGTGGAGTTTTATTTAAAGCCCAATTAGTTGCGAATATAGTTGCTACTGTTAAAACCGTTGATGTAGGTCTCTTAACCATTGAGTTTCCAAGGTTAGCAAGATATCTACTCATAGCGATAGAACCTTCTCTAGAGCCTACAGAAGCACCTATAGCCCTACCTAATTCGGCAGAGGTCATAATTGTTCCTGCTACAGCTAAAACAGTACCAACTGCAGCAGCAGTCCAACCTACAGGGTTAAAGGATAACATACCACCATAAATGGCTGCATTCGCTAATGTCGTTATTGTACTTCCATATAAAACACCAGATGCAACAACACCGGCAACAGCACCAACTCCGAAACCTACATTAGATGACATTCTATAATTTCCATTATCAACGATATTGTATTCTTTGCGAATAGCATTGATTACATTTTTATCATTGATACTAAATGGACTTAGAGCTCTAATAAAATTATCTTGGTATTGTTCTGTAGATACGTTTACTCTATTATTGAAAACACCCGCATAGGGTCTATAAGGAGACGTAGCATAGACTCTTGAAGGTGCTAATGTTAAATTTCTTACCCAGGGATTATCAACTCTTGCGACTGCCATAACGTTACCTCGTTTACTTTTTATACTTTCATTATAGCATAAAAAAAGATGGAATTATATCCACCTTAATTTTATTATCCTTGTTTTTGTCCTTGGGCCATGAAGAAGTCATCATTACTTGGTGCCGTTCTTCCTTTGCTTTGTGCAATTCTTAATGCTTGTTGATATAAATCTCCTGCATCAGTTGCTGCAAAACCACTCGCCGCATTAACATAACCTTGTCCACCTGTTATCGCTGCATTTGCATTTACATAAGCTTGATATGGGTTAATTGCTTTTTGTTGTTGTGCTGCTAACCTTTGTTGATTCATCATCTGCATATTTTGATTATTGCCTTGCATGTTTCCTACCATGAACTGAAGATCTTCTTGAGCGATTTGCATAGGTGTTAAACCTGCACGCATTTTAGAAAGTCTATCACTTCTAATTTGTTCAACAAGTTGATCTTTTAATTGTGCTTGTTGAATCATTCCTTGCTGTGTAGAAATTTCAGCGTTTTGAATATTTGCTTTTGTTGTTTCGTTTAATAAACCGAGTTCAGCGTTTTCTTGTTTAGATCTTTGTTCTTCGAGATAAGCCGTGTAAGGATTCAAAGTACTTGCTTCAGTATTTACTACAGGTGCTACTTTAGGTGCATCCGGATTTTTTTCTCCGCCTTGATCCGAATAGATAAACTGATTTGCATCTTTTGAATACTTTACTTCATCGATTCCGTTTCTGGATAACCATTTTCTAACGTCTTCCATAACGTTGTCATAAGGTTTACCACCGCCGACTCCTATGTCTGAAGCTGATGGCATTTTTTGATTTTCTAAAAAGTATTGAATGGCAGATTCGACATGCTTTACTTGACCTCTTATAAAAAAGTTATTTGTCTTATACCCATCGTTAAGAGGATGATCCATGCCTATATCACCAGCGTCCCAACCGTTTGCTAGATTTGTATCATAACTTTTGATTAGGTTTCCAGATTCGTCATAATATTCCATCTTGGTTCCTTTTTTAATCCATGGCATCTTAGCTCACATCCTTTGCAACTACTTGTTTTTCTAAACTAATATATTTATCTTTGTTACTTAAATACATATTGATGATACTTAAACGATATTTTTGTGTTGGTATTAGTTGGTCCGACATATAACTATTTGAATAATCTACGCCAAGGATCCACTGAAGAACTAATGGTAGTAATTTTAGAATGACTGTGTAAACTACAATCAACCAATTCTCATCTGCACTAAACAATGTGAATGATAGTATTGTAGCAAAGATTGAAGTAGTTGCAAAACCTAAAAGTATTTTTCTACCCAAGTCTTTTGATTTTCTCTTATCATCTGATGTAATCGCTGAGTATTCATCTGTTGTTTTATGAATACCATTCTTACCATTATAAACGAATGACGGATAAATGTATTTGAAATATTTAACCTTTTCATATAACACATTTTCATCGATGTAATTTTTCGTAAGATAAGTTTCTAAAGACATTTTTTTGTTAATGTATTTTCTAGCTTTTCTTTGTTTTTTAGATTCTCTACTGAACCATTTATACCACTTAATTTTTTTAGTGAGTATTTCTGGTTCATATGTAAATTTTACTTTTCCATTTTCATCTTTTTCTTGGAACAGTCTTTTGATTTTAAATTTAGTCTTTCGTTCTAGTTTTGAAAGCTTATATTTAATATTCGATTTAAACTGTCTTTTCTTTCTATCCGAGTTCCAATCATCTAAGAATGGTTCAAACGTTGTAGATGGGACATCATTCTTCTCTACTACAATGTTATTGATTTCGCCCGTTAGTTTTAGGTAAACCCGGTCTTTAGATTTCTTCTTTGCAATTAGAAAGTTAATTAGTGCTACGTAGAATATGGCAACCATTAATGTATTCATCATAGTTTCTAAGTAAAACCATGAGCTATTAAAGAAGTAGTTTTTGTAATATCCCTTATACCAGGGTACTGTTATTATATATGTTTCACCGAATTCTTCGTCATACATAATCACTTCTTTATCGTAAATAAATTCTCTTGATTTATCTGTTATTTGAGAAAATACAGGATCATTGAAATCGACTTCACTTACTGCTACGTTTACTTGAACGAAGTCATATGTCTTTTGGAACTCTCCATTTTTAAATGCACCAAGAATACCGCTCATAATTGAAACAAATAATATTGCTATAATGAGAACAAATCCATTCCTTGATGATTCTGAGACTAATATACTAGCACCCGTCTTTTCAGGTTGTGGTTTTTTATTTTCTAATTCATTCATTAGTGATTACCACCCTTTGTGCAATTTGATCTGTAAGAGGTAATCCGTTTTTCTTTCTTTGAATTAGCCATTCAATGTAGTAGGCTGTCCACGATAAACTAAATACCAAGAAAATTAAGTAGACTTGATTACTAATCATAGAAATAATCAAAAAGAAGATCGTGAATGTCCAGAGCGATATCGCTACAGATAATCTTCTATGTCTATTTAGTAACTGCATTTTTTTAACGACTATTAAAGATATAACCATCACTGTTCCTATTGTTATAAACACAGATAAACCTATTAAGAAATTCATTTCAAACATTCTTTCCTTAACAAGTTTTGCTGCATCAAATATAACCAGGTTATCATTTTCATCCATGGCGTAGAACTTACTGCCCATTGAGAAGAACTCTGGATATTCGATTTTAATTGTTCCATTTAAAACTTCTACATTTTCGTATATTAAAACTTCAGCGTGAAACGATATTGTTTTTTCTACAGGATCTATAGACCAATAGTCATTAGCATCGACTAAGTAATCGTATCTCTTATCCACGTTTGGAAAAACAACATTAGGTGCTTCTAATATTTCTTTTACACCTTGATTACTTGTAAAGTAGAAAAATACTAGAAGTGCTGTTATTGGTAAAAATAATGTTAATAGACTTATGATGCGATATGCTTTCATAAGATCACCTACTTCTTAGAGTATTTGTCGATAAGAGTTGCTGCTTCTTTAATCGCCGTGTCCAAAACTTTTACGGATTGTTCTTTGGCTTCTTGTTTAACAACTGCAACAGTTTCTTTAACTGTCTCTTTTACTTCAGAAGTTAAGATGTCTCTTGCGTTCTTCATGTCGTTTACCATCTCAATTTTTGAAACAGTGTCAATTCCACCTGAAGCAGCAATGACAATACTCATGCCTTTTAGTAAAAGATTATTAACTTCTGATTGTTTTGCAATCTCTAAATCTTTTTTATCTGCAGATTCTTTATAAATCCTTGTTTGTTCTTTTTCCTCATCGAGCATAACTTTCGCTTCTTTGACTAACTTAACAAGGTCTCCAACACCCTTCATTGTGCTCGCTGATTTAACCGCATAGACGATGAAAGCTGTGATACCACCTAAACTGATACCACCGATAGAAATCGTTGTTATCCCTTGAAAACTTTGCACCCAATCAAGTGCTGATATTAGAATCATCATTTTTAGTTCCTCCTAAATCACTGTGGATTTGCTTTCTATAAGTTTAATTCTTTTTTCCAAACTTGCAATTTTTTCATTCAAATCAAGGATCACTTGAGGAAGTTTAAATTCCCCAAGTTCTCCGAATGAAACATAGTTTTTTACTATGACGATACCTTGATAGATTCTTAAGTATTCGCCTCTCTTGAGGACTACAACAAGTTTATCTTCTCTTCCGTTGTGAATAGAATGGTTCATCTTCCAAACGTTTGGTTTGATTTGTTCAAGAGGAACATCATTAATTAGGAAGCTAACTTGATCTTTGTTCGTAAGAATTGTATCTTTGAACTTTAGATAGATTAAAGCTTCTTCAGTTTTTTCACAACTATTTTGTATAACCTTAATATTGCCTTTATCCATTTCTAAAATCATGTTATTTTCCTCCGTGTTCAGAATATATTATCCCGAACGATAAAATGTAAAACTTGTTTTTTGAACTAAAGTTCATTCTCACTCTAGGTAATCTACCAACACCAAGCAGATGTTGCTTTACTGTAATTATATCACCTGTTTGAAGATTTGAGAAATCCAAGAAGAAATTTTCTAAAGTTCCTATGTCTGAAATCAAATCTTTTTTATAACTGCTTTCGATATCTTTCATAAAATAGAGTCTATCCTTTAATTCTTCTAGCATTTTTTTGCTCTTCTCTGTAGATAATCTTCTGTTCAGATCTAACTCTATTTCTTTTAACTTATTAACTTCTACGATAACATCTGATTCATTCGTTGTATAGAATGGTTCAAAGTTATTTTCAAACTGTTTATCATCTATTGTGAAGTTATAACTAAATAAAATTTCCTTAGAATCAATATTCTTCATATTGATCTGAAGGGTTTTAAATCTCTTTTTTAAATGCTCGTTGAGTTTTAGATAACCAGAATCTATGAAGTACTCTATTGGGTAATCACCAAAGAAGTTTTTATCATAATAGCTTTGGCTATACTTATCCATCATAAACATTTTATACTTATCTGTTTGATATGTTATGAATAGTTGATTATTCATTTCAGTCAACATTTCATATTTCGTTGTTGAGTCTAATAAATAGATTTGGTGAGGTCTTCCGAAACTCATTGTATCTTCTTCATACCAACGATTGTTTAATATATCATAAGTTAATATAAGCGTATACTGTTTTAAATCTTCGAACTTGGTTGAATAGTATAATTTGACATAGTTATCGGTCGCATTGAGATTAACATCATAACTTGTAGCCTCTTCATTTATACCAAAGTATTGAATTCTTTCATTTATAAATGTCAATGGATCTCTTACGATGCTATCGATGTTTTGAGAAAGTATGTTCAAGTAAAACTCTGTATCATCACCAATATAAGTAGAAGGTTTAATTAGGTATAGTACGTTGTTACTGAGTAACGTGATGTATCTCGTGATGTTTTTAATAGTAACTTTATTCTTAACTTCGGTCGATATGTTATAGAGAATCTTTTTGATTCTATAACTAATTGTTACTATGCCTGTTTCTATGTTTTTATCTTCCCATGGATAGATAACCCAAACGTCGTTAATTGTAAATACAAGCATTATCGTTTTGAATGATTGGACATGAACTACTTCGTGATCGAATTCAAACGTGTTATAAAGTGAGAAGTAATAAGGTGCACCTTCTTCACTCATAGATACTGTATTCTTATACATCGGGTTTCCGTAAGTTAGAATTCTATCTTGGTAAGCTGCAACGTATTTCCCATATCTAATCATGAAGCTCTCTCTATCTAATCTATCATCAACGAAGTCTTCTTTTCCGTATTTGAAGATATTTCCTTTTCTAAAGAAGTATGTTGCTGAGGATTTTTTGTAGGCTACATTATCATAGAAAACATCTTCTTCGGTTAGTGATTCTTCATCCTTATAAGTCATAAGATAAAATGTTGCTTGAATACCATTCTTGAAGAAATCGTCAAAGTCTAATCCTGGAACATTCATGTTTTTAAGTATACCCATGTTTAAGTTATAGGGTATAACACTCGATCTATCTTCCGTTAAGTCAAATACAATTCCTCTTGTTTCATCGGCATAGTGAACGACTTTTTTAGGATTAGTTCCATTTTCGTATATTACTGAAATTCCAGAGAATAAGAATGCAATCTTCTTATTTTTGTTTTCTTCTGAAGTGAAGATCAATTGTCTTTCTGAGTAGTTTAAAGCTTTAGCTTCTTTTCCATAATCTTCTTCGAATGAGAACCCATCTTCTTTCTCATTAGACTCTATGGCTTCTTTTAGTTTAGTTTTATTTTTAACCTTAACTATTTTGAAATGATAATCACCAATAGTTACTAATGTTTCAACCTCTATATCAACTATGTAATGCATTCTCGTAAGTTCTGTTTTTAATTCAGATAATGTATGTTCTTCTAAAAAATTATTAAATAAGGCTTGTATCTCTTTTAGAGTTTTAGGTGCTGTCAGATTGTCGTTTAATTCATCAATATTAAAACCTTCTGAATCATCAGCGGTGATTGTTCTTTTAGTCGCTAAACTTTCAATCATATAAAATTCATCAGCTGTTTTAATATTTTTTAGTGTAGTTGCTATTCTTTTCATTCTTTCTGGCTTTTTAGAAATGTTATTTGTTTCATTTGGATAGTCTACTAATTCCGTCCAAGCACTTCTAAAGAATGGTTTAAAATTTTTAATCTCATCTTCATTTCCAAAATCTACTTCTTTAAGATTAACAAAGTCCCAACGATACATATACTTATTTTTTTCTGATCTAATATTTGGTGCTTTAAAGAATGGCGTTAAGTTGTATCTTTCTATATCTTCAAATATAGGTCTATCCGTTCTAAAGTACTTAGTCACAACTTCATCACTAACCATATTTGGTCTTTCTAAATTTCTATTTAGATTAACATTTAGTAGTACCGTATTTACACTTGGGTTTGAATAACCTTTTACGTTTGCTTTAACACCTTTATAAGTCATAGGTATAATACTTCTATCGTCCAAGATATTGGGCTTTGTATTTACTACGTCTTGAATTTCTACATGAGCTTCAGGTCTTTTATATGTGATGAAATCAAAACCCTCTTCAATGTTATCTTCGATTACTCCTGGAGTATAGCTGAGTTCTAATAAACCTCTATAAATTTCGGTTCCAAATTGATTGTGTATTTGAATATACATATTTAGATGTTGATTTCTATACTTACCATTGATGATTGAGAAATCTCTAGTAATCATAGAATACTTCAAACTTTCATCATTGAAAATCTCTAAATCTTTTTTAACTTCAATCTCACTGATTTCGAATTCTTTAATAACTCTTTTGATAAGATGTTTGTGAAATACCTTTTTTTCATCTACGATTTCTTCTAATTGGATCTCTTTGAGGTCTGTGTCCTTTTTGATTTTATACACTTTAGCTTTGGTAAAGTAACTGTTCTCTGCGTTGACTAGAATTTCAGCAACCGTTTCTGTGTACTTAGTTCCAAAGCATGAATATGATTTATCTTGCCCCAATATATAAGCAACTCTTGTTTCATTGAATAAGTTGATTTCAGTTTCTTCTATAGTCACTTTTTCAGGGACATATAAGTTTACTGAAACCTTATCATAATTGTGGAAGTTATAAAAGTGAGCATAGCCATCTTTCAATAATTCCAGGTTAAGAATTTTATATTCCTGTTCATCTAATTTTTTTATGATGAATACAAGTTTACGTCCGAACTTATCAATCTTTTCAGATTGGAAATCGAATTGCACTATTGAGAATGGATCCTGTAAGAATTGATTTGTGATACTTTTTGCTTCTTGTCCGAGATTATCAAAATTACTATCATTCGCTTCGAAAGAGTAATCATCAGTTTCAGGTGCATCCACGAAAGCCAAACGATATCTTTGACCTTTTACTTCGATAGTATCACCATCTATTACAAAGAAATCATTTGAGTCATTGATATCTTTTTCTAAAAAATGTGCGTCATATTTATCTACTGTAATTTTTTCTTGATATAGATCTAAAATAAAAGCATGTTCTGTGTCACTATTTAGTGCGAAGACAAAAGCATCTTTAGATAATTTTATCTCTCTATTGGATAAATCGAATAAGGGAACACTTAAGAAAGGTTCCCTGTTTTCGATAGAAGCATTTTGATTTGATACTTTAAAGTTAATTAGACGTCTGAAAGACCCTTCAAACAAAGGGTCATTCGTTGAGACTACGCCTTTTGTAAAACGTTCGTTTCTATAAATTTGCTTTTCTTTATATCCTGTAATCATTTTGTTTGGCATAATCCACCTCTAATTAAATATCATCTCTTACAAATATTTGAATATTTTGTGGCATTGACGAATTTACTTGGTAAGAATTAATAACCAATGTATATCCACCACCTGTGTTATATGTATAGTAATTACTAAATACTCCATAAATACTTAAATCATATATTGGGTTTTGTCCTTCTTCATAGTTGGCATTAAAGTCGTTCCTAACGTCTAGAATAGTTTCTCCCCAGGGCATAAAGAATTTTCTATATGGATAATTACTGCTGTCTAATGATCCTGTGTTTAAGCTTGGCTGTGATTCATTTAAAACTTCGACATGAACATATCCACTCTTTCTTCTTAAAATAAATGTGAATGTTATGTCACAATTCTTCCCATCGATTGCAGAATCTAACACATTAGTTAAGTTGATATAAGGGCTTACAAAGGATGCTATTTGGTAACTTGAATGACCTTCTCCTAACACTCCTTCAGGATAATCTACTCTAAAACCTACGACATCATATCCCATTTGAGCTCTTTGGTTATATTCTATACTATCTTTAAATTCATTCAATAGTGTTGTAGGGGAAAAGTAATGCGTTGATCTTTGATAGAATTGATATTGTTTTGAAAACATATAAGTTCCCATATTAGACCAATCATGATCCCCTGTTAAGTCGTAATCTGTAATTAGATTCCCAGATTCTCCCTTAACTTTGAAATTAACATTTATCTGTCCGAACGCACTATGCACTGCTGTTAAGTAGATATCTTCGATATTACCTGTACCTATTGCATAACTTGTGACTACTGCACCGTTAGAACTTGGTGAACTGTAGCCTTTGAATATATATCCGTATATTCCTGGATCGGACGGTTTATAAAGATTTATATCAAATAACCAAACACTACCATATTGAACAAGTTGGTTCGCATAAATGTGCATTGTTTTAATAGTTGTGAAACCACCAACACCATTTAAATCTTGATATATAATTCTAAATTGATGCAGTCCTTCAACTGTATCTTTAACAAATATTTCCATGTCGCCAACAATGTTAGCACTATACATTACATCACTTATTGAATAAGGTTCTGAAGGATCCCAATAACAGTAGTATAGAGTTTCTCCACCATAAGGGCTTAATGCTGGTATCTCTCCGTTTGAAATTAATTGGCTGAATGTCAATCCTTTATTGATAAATTTATTTCTTTGATATGCAACAGTTCCTGTGTGGAAATTAATATCCGTTAAATTTAACGAGTCGTTTGGTTTTGAAGAATCTCCTATGACTAAGTGTGCGTATGATGTGTTTCTTATCAACTCTATTTCGATAGTCATTTCTTTATCTTGACCTTCAATTTCAGATTGATTCATAGCTAAGTTTACTCTGATAGGCATTGTTGTTTCCCAAACGCCACCATTAACTCTATATCTATTGAAGTTATAACCTATTTGTTGAGGTTGTATAGCTGTCCCACTTATCAAAGGACTATTAGCGTTTAACTCGTTTATAAATGCTAAATAAGTTTCGTATAATGTATGATTAGTTCCAAGTTTATCGTAAGTGACAGTCTTTTCCAAAGTAGAATCTAATGTGTAGTTTGTAAGCAACGGTGTATTTGTATTTGTTTTAAATGTGAAATTAATTAAGAAATCTCCTAATCTTACAAATATTGGATATAGAATTAAATCCGCTCCTCTATTCTCCAATAGAGTCACATTTAATTCATTAAGCGAACCGCCATTTGTTGTAGACCAACCTTTATGAACATATCTACTTCCTAGGTAGCTTGTTACTTCGGGTTGATTTGTTTGAGTATTAAATGAAATATTACCTGATTCAAAATGGAATGGGTAATAATTTATGACATCCAAGTTATAAGTACTGCTTGGGCTTGAATAATTTTTATAAATTACACTATATAACTTTTTATTAGCGGTTTGAATATATAGCGTTCTATTGTTATTCAAGATCAATGTATCTGAGACTATCTCATTACTTGGAACGCCATTTAATAAATCAGCAAAGAATTTATCAATCTCCATGTATTTGTATTGATTTGTTTGTGTGAGTTCTTTTATAGCTAATAGGCTTACTTCTGTTCCTACTCTATAGTATTGAGTGATTTTTTGTTTATTCGTTAAGCTGTCCATCATCGGCATTCCAAATGAACCGTCTTCTTTTCCGAAAGTTAAAGTTTTAACAAAAGCTTGGTTTACTTCTGGCCCATAATATGGAACTAATGTTAGATCACTTCCAATGTTTGTTGGCATATCCGTTTCTACATCTTCTTCTCCGAGAACTTTAAAACCCTGTAGATATTCTTTTGCACCTGTATTTAATGTAACTTCATAAAGTATATCTAAGTAAGATGCACCTTTATTTTCGATAACCGATTTTGTACTATTGTCTGCAAAACTATGAGTTCCTACTGAAGCACCTAAACTATACTCTCCGGATGCGTAAGTTTTCTTTCTGAAAGTTACAACCCATGCAGTAGTATCATAATTACATGAAAGTTGGTAAGGTTCTTCTTCATCCATTATGAAAGTCATTCCACTCACTAATTCTTCTTCAAGTGGTGTTCCATCTACAATAAACGAAACACTCTTTACAAATTGTTGAACTGATGAAAGATCTTCATAGGTGTTCAAGTTATCATTACTTAAATATTGTAGAATATCTAAATCCACATCTACTTCAGTTCCTACTTGTTTTTTAATGTAAAGTTGCTTTGTTACAATAGCACCCTCTTCTTTAACTTTGTAGTGAACAGCTAAGTCTGTTTCGACTGGGATAGGTTGACTGAATACAACCTTTAGATTTGTATTTCTTTGTGCCTTTGTAATACCGGGTTGAAAGAATTCGTTATATTCATTGATAAAACCAACATACTCAAATCTATAAAGTAAACCATTGATCCAAGCGTTATCTTTAACCATGCCTTCAGGTTCAGGTTCAGTCAAGAAAGTTCCTCTAGTTAAAAAGTCTTCTTTGATTATAGTTTCATCTTCAGCTAACCATCTTATACGATATTTTTCTTCGTTATATTTAGCATAGAATGTTTTATCTCCATAATCGCTTTCGTTAATCTTAGTAATTCTATCTCCTAAGAATTGAGGGTTATCCCACCAACCTATAAACTCATCTGGTTCTGATTCACTTTGAACAGGAAGATCCAAATCAAACTCTTGTCCGAAAGTGTAGTTTATTTTAGTTGTTGTGAAGTTCCCTTTAGCACCAACATATGAAATGTTATAAAGCATCTTGTACCAAAGAGCTTTGAAGATTGCACCTGGTTCTGCAACAACATCGTTTTGTTCTTCGAAACCGTCATACTCTTCTTCTAATGTGAATTCATTTGTCTTTTCTAATTCGAAGCCAACAAATCTATAACCTTTTCTAAATGCTGTTCCACCCATTGGAGATAGTGCATTCGCATTGAATTCTGACTTAGTTACATATGTGGGTCTCCAATTATGGATTGTTCCACCGTTACCGTTGTATTCGATTCCAACGATATCTAAATCAAATACCGCATAGAACGTTGTATCTTCATAAAGATCGATCGGACTTTGAACAATGCCTTCAGCTTTGTTATCATCCTTTAAGGACCAACCAAGGAATACACCTAAAACCTTTTGAGCGTAGTCTACGATATACGTTGAGTAATTTTCTCCCGCCATCATAATAGGCATATACTTAAAGCCTGTTTCATAAGCGTTTGGATCTTTAGGTAGAGGCTTCTCAACAAATGTTTGTGCGTTGAAAGGAATCATAGACTTATAATTACCCCAAGAATAGAATACTCTAATCTTAGGAATATCCATGACGATTTGTTGATTGAAATATTTTTCAGGATTTTGCTTGAACTGTGGATCTGGATTAGCAAAGTAAACACCTTTTGGTGCTGAAATAAATTGGTAAGGAATACTATTCATTTCATCTCTCGCCATAATAAAAAGATTCTCTTGATATTGACTCATGTATTTACTATAGATCATTGTGAATTCTTCATCTGTAGTTAATATTTGAGTTATTGCATATGGCATAACGATGGATGTAAAGTACTTCCCTGGGAAGAATTCAACATCTATACCACCCGCTCTATAAGAGTATGTCTTTTCTGTTGGTGCATATTCGTTTAATACCGAGCTTACATGAGGATATTTAGTCGACATATATGAATTTATTTCATCAATAGCCATATCTAAATAGTCTACAATATCATCCCAAGAAACTCTATAACTTACTACTCGTTTGTTGATCCAATTAACTATACCATTTTTAGTTAGTTCCATTAACGCTTACCTCGTTTACTTTTTATACTTCGATTATATCATGAAACAAAAAAAACACCCTAATAAAATTAGAGTGTTTGTTCTTTATTCGTCTTTTCCAGGGATAGGACCTGTAGGATAAACGTTTCCTTGATTTCCATGCCATCTTCCTTCTGAACGAATTTCCTCTAAATCGATTTGACTTAGGTGACGTTTCATAACTTCAGCGAAAGACTTTTTAACTTTGTAAGTTTGTCCATCAACAGGGATACTGATTGTTTCAACACCTACTGATAACGGTAAGTTCTTACCTAGTCTCTTTCTGTAAATCGCAGGAATACTTACGTGAACTTCTTCTTCTTTTAGAAGTTGTTCTTTCATCCTTTGTTGTTCAATTTCTTTCTCTTTTTCTTGTTGCATGCGTTTTTGATGCGCATCCATTGAATCTCTTCCAGCCATTTTTAATCATCTCCTTTAAGGTCATATGGTTCTTTTCGTCCGGCTAAAGACGCTCACTGGTAAAAACCACGTAAAACCGATCATCAATTCAACTTAGATTATTTTACTAATCCAAGGTCAGTTGGGTTATTAACAACTACTGTTCCAAGTTTAACTAGTTTGCCTGCAGCTAAGTCAGTTGCTAATGCAGCAGATGCTGTATGAGTAACTACAACTACATATTCGCTAGTTGCGTCATTGACGTGTTGACCTTGTGTATAAACAGTTCCTGTTACCCAAGTAACTGATTGATATTTATCAACACCTGAAACATCAAGAATCATACCTTTTTCATTCACTGGATTGCCTTTTCCAAGGATAGCATCTCTTGAAATACCCGCAGTGTCTAACGCGTGGTTAGGAACTGAGTAAGTAACGAAGACTGCTTCTGGTCTTTCGAAACCAAAACCAACGCCTTGAATCTTGAAACCGATTGAACTTAATTGGTCGAGTGGGTCATTTGTTCCACCAGAGCCTAAGCCCTTAACAATAATTTGAGTTGCACCTTGACCTTCAACTTGAACTTTAATAAGTCCTTTAGCACCGGTGAAGATGCCTCTGTTGATTGGAAGTTCTACTGAATCAGCAGCAGTTCCAGCTGGAACATCTGTATGATCCCCTGCTTCATAAGTGCCATCAGATTTGATAGTCATTACGTTAGCTACGTTTGCTGCAGTACCTGCAACAGCTGAATTCAATTTCCAATATACTCTATTTTCGATAGCAGAACCATCTCTGTAGTAGTATTGTTTAAGGATATAACGTCCACCAAGTTTAGTTGTGTCAGTAACATCTGATTCGTTATTTACAGGTGTAGTAGATACAGCTTCATTCTTAATAGAATAAACAACTGAACCATCTTTCTTAATCATACGTAACCAATAAGTTCCGGAAGCATCCATGTATTCACCTGGGTGATCTAAGTCTGGAGCTAAGTTTTCATCTAAACGGGTTTCGATGTAACGAATCTTGAATAATGGGAATGGTTTACCGCTTGAGTATAAGTCAAACGTATTGTTGTTTGTTTCCATGTAATATTTGACATATGGATCGTCAATCAAATCATACATAAATTCAGGTGAACAAATGTAGTTGTAGAATCCATCGATAGGATCAATAAACATTCTTCCGAATTTAAGAGTGATTAAGCGAAGGTCTGCAATCGTAACGATGTCGCCTGGGACAAGTTGACCGATTGAAGTTCTTCCGCCTGCATAGAATGCTGCTGGTGCAGAAAGTAATTTTTCACGAGCAAACTTTTCTAATGTTCTATTAGCTAAGTCTGAAAGTTCTTTTGAATAATGAGCTACGAAGTCAACGAGAACGTCAGTTCTAATTTGATCCGTGAAGAATGCGAATCTACCAAATTGCGTGTAACCAACTTCGATCGTTTCTGAACGAGTTAAGTCTGGGCGAGGTGGAATACCTTCACGAAGTACTTGTGTGTGAGCTGTCCATGAACCTAATCTCTTAAGTTCCAACTTTTGATGTCCAGCAGGAAGCATCATAGTTTTAGATGCGTGCTTTAAATGGACGTAATCTTCTTGAGGCACTTTGATAGTGTCAAGCAAGATCTTTGAATAGAATTTCTCCGGTCTAACTGAAGGGTTATTACGAACCACAGCCAAAGCCGAGTTAATGTTTTCAATAGAATTTAATAACATAGTTTGATCTCCTCTAAAGTTTTTATTTTTGGTTTGCTTTCAAACGGTCAGATTTAAAGTAATCACACTTTGGATATTATTATAACGTCCCCGTCTAGGATTGGTCCAAGCCAGAACCATCATGAGCTTCCTGAACGCTCAAGATTTTGCACTCTGTTTTTTGTAAAACAGGAAACTTTAGCCGACCAAAGCTTCTTACTTTGTTCACTTCTATAATATCACATTTTTTACTTTTGCAACAACAAAATAAAAAAGAGTGATAAAATCACCCTTTTATTTTTATACCATTATCGCTTTTCCTTCTTCAATTTCTCTGTAAAGGTTTGTTAATTTTTCGATTTCATCTTCGATTAGACCATTGATTACTTGTTTCATAATGAAGTTTTCTTCATCTTCTTCACCTGGTTCAAGTTCGGGGTGTAACTCTTCAAAACGTGCTTTAGTTTCTTCGAGAATTTGGATTCTATCCTCAACTTCTTTCTTAAACCTCTCACTTTGTCCTTCAATTTTTTCAGGAGTTTTTTGAGTGCTTCTCTCTTTGATAGTTGCTTTAGCCTCTTGAATTTTTTCTTCAAATTCAGGACTGATAGCATCTCCATTTTCAACTCTTTCAATAGCTAATTCTTCGAGTTCGTAAATACGTTTCTTTTCAGCAAATACGTCATCAAAAGCTTGATCTAAAACAGCATGGTAATTAAGTTTCATATTATCATATTGTCTCATTCTGAATTCCATCGGTTCTTGTTTAGTTAGATTTGATAGGAATGTCATACAGTGAAGGTTTCCTGTTAGCAAGACCTCTGTAAACTTTTGTGTATCAGTAGAAAATTTTTCTGGACCGAATTTAATATTTAATGCACCTTTAGCATTTTCTCTAAAGTAAAGAAAAGCTCTATCATCTTTTTTAAGTTTATTCGACATGATTATTTACCTTTCATATTAGCAATAAGACCTTCCCAATCATCTGGGTTCGCTGGATTTTTTGTTTTACCCGGACCTTCTTCGGGTGCTTTTTCGCCTTTTAACAAAGCTATTTGTTTTTTAAGTTCTAAAATTTCTTGATCTTTTGCAGTGAGTGCAGTCGTATCTTGAGGTGCCATTACTGTATTATAGATTTCTTTGAAGTCTGTTGGTGTACTCAAAAGATCGATGCCTACTTTAGCTGCAGTTTGAATAAACTTCATAAGTTCTTTATCGCCGATATTTAATTCTCTTTGAAGATTATACGCTCTACGATTGAATAGATTTTCTTTCTTTTCTTCGGAGAGTTTTTGCATCTCAAGTTTAAGTTCAGCTTCCTTACGAACTTGTTCTTCAGTTAAACCTGATTTGCTTGCTTCTTCTTTCACTTCATGATTATCAAGATTTTGTAGAATTTCTTCTTCGGTCTCACCTTTGATTCCGAGTTTGATAGCCTTTAAAAGTTTTTCCTTGACCGTTCTATTATCGGTTTCCAACTTCTGTCTTTGAAGTTCTAACTCTTTAGCTTTTTTCTTTTCAGCCTTGTAACTATCTCTTAATTCTTTGATAGAACTTTTTTTAGGTTTTCCATCTTCACCTAATTCTTGTTCTTCATCATCTTCATCATCTTCTTCAGTGGTTTCTTCTTCAGTAGTTTTTTCTTCAGTTTTTTTCTCAACTTCTGGATCTGTTTTTTTCTCAACTTCTGGATCTGTTTTTGTTTCTACAACAGGTTCTACTTTTTTTTCTTCTCCGGAAACCTCTTTGATTAAATCATCGAGTTCTTGTTGTGGATCTGGATCAGCAAACATTTGAATGTTTAATGGCAATAGATTCATTTTATTTTTCATATTATTCTCCTTATACTTTGTGTGTGCCTAATGTTCCGGCTTCAATTCTATCTTCAACACGCTTGTTCATCCAAAGTAAAGCTTCTTCTATTTTAGTGATAGCTATTGCATTCTCTCTTGTTGCGTATGGGCCACTTTGAAATGACTTTAATCTGTCTAATACTATTTCAAGTAAATCAACATCTAAAACACCTTCAATACTTCCTTCTTCGTTTCTCGGTCCATTTTGGAAATGAATATCTACACCTTGTGTTTTCATTTTAATGCTATAAATATGGTGACCCTTATTCACAGGATGTTCTTCGTCCATACAAAACACAGTGTTTAATTTGCCTCTTTTTTGAATAGTTATTAATTGCTTACCGCCAAATTTTGCTTCTTGCATTTTTATTCTCCTAAAAGTTTTTGTTCAAATTCTTTAGCTTCATCACGACTTGTTGTTGTGATTACTACAGGAACTTGACTATTTTCAATGTAGATAAACATATTTGTTTGTTCTACCAAACCAGAGTCAGTCGCAACTTTCTCTCTATTCTTTACGATTGCAACAACTGATCCTTCAGCAATCACAACATCATCATTTAATCTAATATAGTTTTTCATACAATGTACCAATCCTTTGCTAGCATATCAGACGCACTTGGTATCCATCCGATTTGAATTTGATTATCAACAGTCTTTAAATTCATGTAAGGTCTAATTGTAACCTTACCACCGTTTTGTTCTGCAACATCTTTAATAGGTTTTGTCCAAATTTCATTAACTGATAAGTCAAGCGTTTTTCCTTCAGTATAAGATACCCATTGACCTTTACCGTTCCAACCTTTACGAGATACTACAAAACCTTTCTTGGCCCAAAATAGAGCCTCTCCAAAATCTAAACCATCTCTTTTGTCTTCCACATCTATTCTCCTTTATCTATTTCTTTAAATGTTTGTGCAACACCTTCAGCTAATGATACTCCACGTTCTTTAATCATTTTAATTGTTTCTTCATATTGAATCTGAAGCTTCACGTTCTCTAAATCTGCAGATGATTGTTTTGCGTTGTTTTCTGCGATTTTTAAATTGTTATTAGATATATTAAAATTAATCTCTTTTTCTCTCAATTTATCTTTTCTAACAAAGAGCCATATAACTAAAGAAGCTAGTAACAAAATACAAATGAACATAACTAATAAAACGATTATGAATAATATGTATAAATTTTCCATTACATACCTCTTATCGAGTTGTAGAGTTTCTTATACTTCTTGATGGACTCTAAACTAATATGATAACCTTCAGGCGTTACCGTACCAATTTCATTGTTGAAGATCTTGTAGTAAGTTCTCTTTGAGACTTCTAATTTTACATCGATGTCTTTTACAATGATGGAATATTCTTTCTTTTCTTTTTCCATATTTTCACTCCTTCACAATTTTTATATCTATTCTTCTAATATTTGCAGACTGCTCTATGTATATCCTATCAGATACGCTTACGTTGTTATAAGCTCTCTCTGTTACTTTTAATATACAGTCTGACATTCCCACAAGCGATGTTGCCTTTAGTCCGGCTTTGATAACTTCGCCTCTCCCACATAATGGTTTATCCTTTGAAACAATCCTTACCGTCGTGTCCAATCCATCTACAATCATGTGAACTAATAACCTCTTTCTTGTTAGCCACCCTTTTAGGTATTTTGGCTTTCTTGTTTTAATGCCATGTGCTTTTAATTCCTTGTCTAACTTAGTATCTAATTCGTTTCTAAGTCTGTGAACTTCTTTCTCTATAATCTCATATACCCAATTTGAATTGTTAAGAAGATCAACATCCATCTTATCTGTGAACTCTCTTGTTTTATCAAAACTAAAGGTTCTTGTTTCTATTATATCACACTTTTTATACATATTTTACTTTTTCTAAAAACCACTCTAATACATCTTTGGATTGTGGTTCTTTTTTAAACCTTTCTTCCAAGATCGAAATGATTGTTTCTCTTGAATCGGGCACTAAGTCCCAGAAGATATTTTCGAGTACCGCAAAGTCCTCATACTCCATAATCGTTCTAGCTTTATCAAAAATATCATCATCATTTGATTCTTCAATCTCTTCAATGATTTCTACCTCTTCATCGTTTTCTAATTCTTCTATTGGCTTTTCAACCAACTCAACTTTTTGTTTTTCTTTCTTTAAACTATAACCAACATTACCATTTGAGTCGAAAACATATTTATAAACTTTAGGTCTCACACATTCGATAGTTAAGAACTTTTTCTCTTTGAGTTCCTCATAGAGTCTTGAAACCGTTCTTTCACTTTTCTTCATACGTGCTGCGAATAATTTCATAGAAGGTGGATTTCGTTTGCCATGTAAAACAAACAGTATGTACAATTTTAACGCTTGTTCGGAGAGTGTGAACACTGCTTTGCTACTTATCCCTAAGTGAAATACTGTTTCGAATTCTCCACCTTTTTTGAAATTATTCTTAGATGTTTTCATAAAGTTTCTTTTATTTGCCATTATTTTCACCATAAATCAACGCATGGTATTTATCTACAAATCTAATAAACTTACTTTTTGTTTTCTTGTCTTTATAGAATGATACCTTGCTTATAATGTTGCTTCCATAATTACCAAAAGATATTCCAGATCGAAGCATCGAACTATTTTTATCTCTATTAATTGATATGACGTAAATCTCGTCATACATATACGAAGGCTCTATGCCTATCAGTATATTGTTTTCAAATATTGAGAAGTCTATGTTTCTCATTTTTTCCAAAGCTTTAAAAGTTTTAGAAGCCTCTTCCATCATATCCATAAGTTTTTTTTCTAGTGTTTTATCTTCGGGCCAATTATTGATTAGTATAGGTTTGTCTGAGTTTCCACCTAAACGCGTCATACTTGCAATACCCATTCTACGTCTCATAAAATTTCCTCTATTCTTTTGATATGCTTTTTAGGTATTCTAACTTCATTACCATCTAACTCTTTAATAGTTAATGCAAACCCATCTTCTTTAGTTAGGATACCTATATAATCAGTCTTTATCTTTCTACCATTTTGAAACATAACCATTGTAATCACTTTTACTTTTTTATTTAACATTACAACGCAGTTAATCATTTTTCTTACCCCACGTCGAAGGTTTAGTTATCCAATCTAATTCTTTGATTCTTTGAACTGTTCTGTTGAATTCAAATAAAACCTTTTGATTACTTTGACCGTTTCTATTTTTGGCTATATTTAGGACCACCTTATATTTAGAATCAAGTTGATCTTGTTTATCTTTTTCACTTTGTGGTTCTAAGTTCCATAGCAAGAATACTTTATTTGCATCTTGTTCCAAGGATCCAGAGTCTCTTAAGTCTGTAAGTTGCAATTCTTTAAAACTCGAATCATCTCTTGTTCCAGCTGCAGCATTTCTATTAACCTGTTGAATCAGGACTATAGGTATTTTTAGTTCCATGGCTAGTAGTTTACATCCTCTACTTATCTTGGAAACAGTATCTCTTACATTGAAGTTATCTTCCCCACTATAAGATCCTATTAAGCCAAGGTAGTCTATGAAAACAATGTCTAATCCATTTTTTCTATGTTCTTCTCTAATAATTTCTCTAATCTCTACAAATGTACCAGGTGCATCATCTACAACAATAATTGGTTGTTTGTTTAATTCGCCTGCAGCATTTTTAAGTTCATTAAATTTATCTTCAGTAAATCCTGTTTGAGAAAAGAATACTGACCTTGGAATACCTGTCTTTGCAATTAGCATTCTCTCTGTTAGTTCTTCTGCGGCCATTTCAAGAGTCACATACATACTGCGTTTACCCTGTTTAGAGAAATCGTTTAGAAAACCCAAACTGAACGCTGTTTTCCCAACACCAGGTCTTGCTGCCATGATAATAAGTTCTCCTGGTTCTAATCCCTTTAGAATCAATTCCATAAAGAAGAAACTCTTGCTGAATTTAATACTCTTCAAATCTCTTTTGTTTTTAATATCTTCAAGTTTTTTTAGACCCAAACTTGTAGCTTCTTTGATACTCTTTACTGCTTTTTTTCTTTCAGCACTTGCAAGATCTAGTTTGCTTAATAGTGCTATGTCGCCTGTCTTTTCATATTTAGATAGTGCATCTGAGATTAGTTCTTTGTTTATCTCAATCTCTTTTTGCTTAACGAAAAGTTCACAAGCGTCTTGTAAAACAATATGATTTGCTTCTTTTTCATCAGTATCCCAAAAGTAATCATCAATGTCAAACTTCACTTTATCAAATTTAAAGTAGGTTGATATTGATCTCTCTGTGGCTAATTTATTCATGCTATGTGAGAACTCTATACCCTTAAGAATTATCTTTGTTTCTTGGTCGTAAAACTTTTCCGGAACCATCCGTAATTTCTTTACGGCTTCCATTTGTTCTTCGATGTTATCACAAGAGAACAACAAATAATGAATAATATTCTTTTCCATTTTTCCACCTTTCTCATGGCGATACATGAGATGTTTTTATGTCTACTTCTATTATAATATAAAAAGTAAAAAAAGTAAACTCATAAAATAAAGAAAAAAGAGGTTGCCCTCTTTACTATTTTAAAGTAAAACTGAAACTAAATGTTACAGGTGTATTCGCATTTCTCCATGACCTATACTGTCCGAAATTTGAGAACTCATTTCCATCTAAGTAGACTACAATATAGATTCCATCTGGTGTAGCTAATGGTTCTTCTAATCGTAATTGAACAGGTGCACCTACTAAACCGACATTATATGTGTCCAAAAGTTCTTGATAAAAATCTTTCTTCTCTTGATCTGTTAATGTGGTTAATAGATTAGTTGCTTCAATGTAGAATAGATATTCATCTGTTTGAGTTTCCAACCAATAGTATTTTGTAGGAACTAACTGTTTAGTATTGTTTGGTTCAACGCTTTTGACATTGAGTTCTACTTTCGCTTTTGGCACCTGAATTGTTTTATTCGTTTCTTCGAATACAAGCCATGCGTATGTTACTGTAAATGTTGCAATCAATAGTAACAAGATTGATAAAATTGCAATTCTTTTTTTCATTTTCTAAAACTCTCCTTTGTTGTTTGGAATCCTTAAGTTTTCCTTAAGACTATTATAACATAAAAGTAAAAAAAGTAAACTACTTTGAATAAAAAAAGAACAAGATTTCTCTTGCCCTTTAATTTTGTTAAACATTTTCCACTATATTGCTAGCGTATTCACTCCAATGAGTTGCCGCTTGGTAAGTTGAAACCTTTCCTACAGGAACTTTAATAGCTCTACCCGGAACATGCCCATCTAATGCATCTCCATCACCTATCGTAGGCGGCGTTGTTCTTAATACTATTATTTCCGCTAAAGATGAACAGTCATGGAATGCATCTGATCCTATAGTTGTAACTGTTGAAGGTATTGTTATTGATGTTAAACCAGACATTTCGAAAGCATCACTATCTATCTTAGTTATTCCCTCATGTAAATTTATATTTTGTAGTGCTGGTGTAGTACTAAAACAGTTCGATTCTATCGATGTGATTGTATTTGGAAGAACTACAGTTGTTAGTTGTTTACACTCTCTAGCAAAGTGTGCTGGTAATGATGTTATTGTACTTCCTTCTTCGAATGAAAGTGTGATTATTTTTGCTTTTGAAAACATTTCACTTCCACTTATAGAGGTTATTCTACTCGGAACAACAAAATTGGTCTCTCCTTCATACAACGCGAACGCCTGCGAATTATTCCACGTCGTTACATTAGGGTGTAACGTTGACAATGGATTTGTTTTAATCATTCTAATTAAATTTGTTTTTGTTTTGTTGTATAAATTTCCATACTCATCGCTAGAAAGACTTGCGTTATTCACGTGAACGGAGATAAACGATGCAGTTATAAAATGAGACATACTTGGAATCGATCCTGCTTCATTTATATACAATGAACTTATTTGATCTGCTGTTCCTCTTACTAATGAACTTGAACTACTATAGAAGTTTCCTGCATCATCTGGCATAACAACGTCGCCATCACCCTTAAGATAGATTATTCTTTTAGAACCGGTTTTTTCATAAACACATTTTTTATTTGGTGTACCTTGAAATAATGGGTGATCTGCATCTATGTCAAATAGCGGTGCCGTTAAAGCCTCTGACCATCCAGTACTATTTGTGTTAGGTATAATATTGGTTTCTTTGTATATTGTTATAGTCCCTAAGTTTCTAGCTCTTGAAAAGGCAAGCCAACTATAACTTGTTACAGTTCTAGGTATTATTACGTCTGTTAGACCTAACCAACCTTGAAACGCTCCATCTTCAATCTTCCATACAGAATCTGGCAAGAAACTTAAATCTGGAGATTCACCGGTTACACCAAATCCGAAACAATTTGCTTTCAATTCTAACACTGAATTAGGCAAAATTATTTCTTTTATTGACATAGAGTTATAGAATAAAGAATTATTAATTTTTGTCGTTCCAAACGCTATATTAATTTTTACTCGAGCATTTGAAGCTATATACGGACCTGTAATATTATCTAGATTACAGTTGAAAATTAACTCACATCCAACTGATGGAATATTATTTCCAGCACCATTAAAGGCATTACTTCCTATGAAAACTACACTCGCAGGGACTGTTACTTTTGTGCAATAACTAATTCCATTAAATGCGTATTGTTCTATTCTTTTTACACCTTCTTCAATAGTTAATGTTCTTACTTTATATAGATTACCATTTATGAATGAGCCTGATGTTAGTCTTACGCCTTTTACTGGTCTGGTTCCTTCTATACCTGTCCATTGGCTAGGTATTAAAAGATCTGTTATTGCATTTCCTGAATTATTATTTACATAAGAAACTATATTATAATATCCATCTGGATAATTAGCGACATCGTCATTAAGGAATACAGCACCTAATCCCGCAGTGTCTACCATAATTGCATATATTTTAATAATGTTTCCATCTGGTGAAGTTATATGATTATGTAATATTTGTGTGCCTTCAAAAACCAATTCTCCTGATGGAGAGTACATTCTCCACTCTCTAAAAGAAAGTGTTCCAGAAATAGGTATTGAAATTTCTTGAAATTCTGATCCTAGAAAATCTCCGTATTGAATAAAGTGAGAATCGTGAAGAACCCAACCACCAAGACCGTCTGGTTTAAGATATTGAACAGTAAAGATTGCATCTTCCCAAACCGCTGTGAATGTATATTCTCCTGCAACTTCAGGAACAAATGGGAATGTAACATCTTGTCCGTTGTATTGCCACTTCACAAAGTCTTTTCCTAAACGAGTTGGTGCTGTTGGAGCTTGAAATAATACATTGTTAATTACTTGATCTACTGAAGAACCACCGTTTGAGTTAAAGTTGAATGTACTATTTGCTGAAGGCACTCCCCAAAGAATGGTTAATGCTTGGCTTGCATACCAATTATTATTCCAACCCTCTGGTTTACTTGGTGCTTCACAAAGAATCAATGCGTTGGGTGTGTTTCTAAATACTTCTAATCCCATGGTTTCAACTGTATTCGGTATGTAGGTTATTCCTAAATTAGTCATACCGTTGAACGCTTGTTGTCCAATAGCTTCTACAGTTCTTGGAATAATAACTTGAGTGATTGCCGTCTTGTTGTTTAATGCAAATGGTGCAATCGCTATGACGGGTTTCCAACCATCTATTGATGGTATGATTGGATTTTCTTCTGATAATTCAGCGTTTGTATTCCCAGGAACACTTAATATTGTTGCGATACCTGTATATCCTGTCATACGTAATCCATCTTCATAATCTTCAAAAGTCATTCCTTCAGTAATTTGATTAACCTCTAATTGAAGATTAGGCATTCTAGATTGAATAAGTACTATATCTTCATTAGCGATTAAATCATAAGTTAAGACCTTAATAATACCTTCGACTATAGGTTCGTTTACGTCTTGGCCTGTAGCATCAACACCAATGATTCTATATGAGTTAAGATCACTATCCCATAGTTTTTCTGCTAATGAGATCATATCAGCCATACCTAACATAGAATATTTAAGACCGATTAAACGAAGTCTTTGTAGACTTGCCGCTAAGTTAGCTAACTGCACAGAATTAATTCCATTTATGTTTTCAATTCTTAATAGTGTTATGTTGTTGATTCCATCTAATAATAAACCTTCGGCTGTTAAGAGTGGCATATTTCTTAACACTAATTGAGTAATGCTTGCTGGCAATTTAAGAAGTTCTAAGTTTGCACCGCTTGGGAAAGTTATTCCTTTAAGCTGTGTTCCATGGGCGTGAACTTTTTTAATATTAACCGCTTGTGATAAATCGAGAACTTGTGTTCCGTTTGTATCGGTTCCTAAAATCGTACAGTTTGTAAGATCTATTTCTTCAAGATATGAATTATTACCAACTGAAACTTGTGTAAGTTTGTCGTTGATATATCCTTCAGCTTGGCTACCAATAAGAAGTTTTCTAAGTCTTTGTGCAAACTCTGTCGATATAGACGATAGATAAAGAGTTGATAGATCACCCAAGTCTTCAATATACTTAGCACCATAGACTGAAACTTCCATATTTGTAATACCGGAGTTGCCAATAACGGAAGGTCCTACAATTTCTACAGGTGTATTACCTGGTGTTTTTTGTTGAACAGGATTTGTATTACCAAACTTAGCTGTAGCATATTGTGTAATGATAGGAGTAATAGTGACCTTTGCTTTTAAATAAGCAGGATCTAAATCATCACCTGTCACATTAATACGGAGTGCTACATAGTTGGCGAACTCTCCACCAATATATTTGCTATCTAAAAATGCCATACGTAAAGTAAGCCATCTCTTAATATGCTCAATTCGTTTACCTTGAGCCATCCATAGCCAGTCCGTTGTTACGCCAATGTATTTAGCATAGGCATCTAGGTTATATTGCGATTCCGATATCTTACTGATTTGATTCGTTTCTAAAAACTCAAGAACTTTATTATAAGAGAACTTGTCACCTCTTAAGTTCTGATAAATAGCTTGAAGTTCATTATAAAAGAAACGCATGATATTGATCCATAAACCTGAATCCGCTGTTGCATAAGTTCCAACTTGTCCAATTTCAATATCATAGTTATGAATGTTTCTACCTTGGTTTTCTAAACCCATTGCAGTATCTACGTCATAAAAGTTAGGATACCAGATCTGCCCATCCCATGTATTCATCATTGCGTTCTTACCTAAGTTATCGACTAATCCAAATAACTCTGTTGCTATTAAATACTTAAGCGTGTAATCTCTATTGAAGTGTAAATCAAATTCTGTTTTAAAATTAGGATTATTGTCATTGTCCATAACCCATTGGATCATCGCTCTTAGATTTGCATAGTGAGCTTCTAAAGCTACAGCATCGTGTACTTCTCCAGTGTCTACATTGTAAACCGTGTCCCCATCTAACTCCGGATAACGAGCCTCAAAAGATGCAACAACATTCATCAGTTCATTATTTTTAAATGCACCCGCAGATGAATCGGCGTTAAATGTAATTTCAAATGATTGACATAAAGGGAAAGTCGGTTCAATCCCATCTAATTCTGCATCGACATAATTCTTTTCGTTGTTCAAACCAAATGTATCTTCGCAGTCTTTATCTAAATTAAAGTTATAGACACCCCAATATTCATATGGCGAATTTGCATTAGGTCTATAGAATAAAGCTATTGGATACCCATAAACAGTCGATCTAATTCTTTCATCGTATTGTTTAGGCGGCAATCCTTCATCATACATCGTATCAAAAAGTCTTGCAAACCCTGTATTATGCGAGTGTGATGAGTCCATGTAATCTGCTTTTAAGGTAAACTTGCGTTCTGGAATCCAACCATCTTCAATAGGATATTTTTGTTTCTTATCAAATGTTATCTTAAAGTTTTTAACAGGATACTGAATAGAAGAAGTACCTTGCCAATCCACAACAGTCTTATCTGCTTCTCTAATAAAGTTTTTTGATGGATCAAATGGATGCTCGAATGTTACTTTAAGAGGACGCTTATCACCTTTGAACTGTGGCATAATCGGTGCGTCAAACATCATTATAGGTATAAGCTGTGACATTTTATCTTTTGATGCGTTCCCATATTCATCAAAGATATCATTGAACATAAATTTTTCAACACGTTCATCAAGTGTAGAAATTTCAGCTAAATAATTTTCAAGCATTTCGATATTATTTAATGCTCTGTCGTATACACGAATACTGTATAGATCTAAAGCACCACCCTCTGGGTTAACAGTTATATCTACAGGTACTAATTGTCTAAACGATGTTTCATTTGTATAGTTTGCTACGCCACTAATAACACCATTGATATAAGTTAGAATCATTTTGTCTGTAGGTCTAATAACAAAAGCAATCTTGATATGTTCATCTTCCTTGAATCTTGATAAGATCTCAATGTTAGAACCTTTTAATGAAACCGATTGTGTTGTAATTTCAAAACCAACACCACCGGACATACATGAGATAAGTTTTGTATTTTCCGATACAGTGAATCTTGTTGTAAAATCAAATTCAATCGTTTTACCTGAAGATGCTAAATTAGATCCGAATGGTTTGAAACCTATGATTGCTTTAGCGTCTCCAATTAAACGTAGAGAATCAGATACCCAACCTGTATTACTGAAGTTAATATTTTGAAGTGTGACATTAACACTATTTCCAAATGAGTTTACCCAAACATCTTTATCTAAGTCGTTATTTGTTTTACCAAATGCAGTTAAGAACAACTTTAAAAAGCTGTCCTTAGTAACATCCAAGTCTAATTCTATAGGTAAAATGTTAATTGTTTTTTCTACATATACACCATTTGATTCAATTTTAAGTGTTCTCATGCCTGGTTGAAGAGTTTTAATACTCCATGTTTGTCTTGTATCATCTACAGAAAGCGTAGTAAATAAAACATCATCGATGTATAATGATACTTCAGAAAGTTCTAAGATAGGATTATAAACTATATAGTCTATAAAAATTGTATTACCTTGATACTCTTCTTGTAATCTAAACTTAGATGAGATCAGCGTTTCTGTTTCTCCTGGTTGTGCATAAATAATGTCTAGGAATACAGAATTACTTGTTATTGAATAAAGCGTATTACCATTATTGTCTTTAAAATCTCCAACTACAAATATTTCTAATTTATGGACGCCATGGTTAAGCCCACTTATGATTTTGTTTCCGTTTAAGTTAGATACCACTTCAGTTGTTTCGACTTCATCTAAAATGAAGTGCATTGTTTTTACCTGTGCTGTCCCAACGATAGAATACGGAACGAATACATCTGTACCTATAATGGCTGTCGCATCATTAAACAATGAACTCAATGACATTGTATTTCCTGTCACACGATAAATAAGTTGAGATGCAGTTCCTTCTGGATCCGTAATATATATTTTAATCGTATTCAAACCTTGTGTGAGATAAGGTGTCACATCGATTGAGTTTTCGCCTGTAGATATTTGTGCTGTATTTTTTGGAATATCATTTACATATAAAATGCGTGTAGCACTATCATATGTGTTGTTTATATAGGAATAACCTAAAATTAAATCTTCTAATAGGTTGTGCCCAAATACAGTCGGTATTCCTACAGGGAATGGTATAACTCTTGTTACAGTTCCTGTTCCACTTCCACCACCACCACTACCTTGACCGGCAACAGCTTCATAGATTCCCTGTTCAGCATCCCATCTAAAGAGCATGTTGTATTTTTCCCAAACAGGTTCTTCACCTTCCAAAGCCGTGTTTCTATTTTTAGCTAAGTAAAGGAAGTTTTCTTTTCCTTGCAGTGGGAAGTCGAACTCACTGTGGAATTCTAGGGCACCGCCCTTTTGTCCATCAATTTCATAGTATCCACTCTCTGGATCAAAGCCAAAAATAGAGTTCAATTTGTTTAGAACAATATTGCCCTCTTCATCTGAAGATTTGTAAAACTTAGCGATATAGAGTGATTCCTCATCTCCTACTTCTGGAAAATCATCTTCGGTCTCATAACGCTTGACGTTGACTATAAGTTCCATTCTCATGATGAGATCTTCAATGAACTTAGACAAGTCACCCTCATAATTTTTAAAGATTTTGAATACGAGTTCTTTCTTCAAATTACCACTTTCAATTTCTTCAACAATCTTAATAAACTTTTCGTTGCCTAAAGTGTTATTGTTGACTTGTTCAGAAAGAATGTTAATAATTTGATTCCATTCCTGTGCTGTTATTCGATCGCTTGGACCTTTCCTTTGCACGGGTATGGCATTCATTTTTTTCTTCCAATTAGGATTCATGCGGATACCTCACTCAATTTTTATACTTTTATTATAGCATCTAAAGAAAAAAAGCGATAATGAATATCGCCTTTTATTTTAGAATCCCATTGGAGTTCCACCTTGAGGTGCCATAGCACCCTTATTAACGCCAAGTGTTGGGTCTTGTAATTTAGCATTTTCTTCTTCATCCATGATATTAAGTGCTTCGTTAGCAGCTGATTCATCATCAAGTCCAGCAGATTGCATTTGTTGGAATAGTGATGCGAAGGTAAGTAGAGTTTCTCTCTTCTTAAGTGCTGCATTACTTTGTTTCTCACTTGCAATTCTTTGTAGAAGTTTAGAACGTCTGATTGGATCGATTGGAAGTTCATCAAGTAAATCTTCTTCTTGAATAAGTTTAATTTGGAATTGATACTGACCTTGCATTTCATATAATTGTTTAAGTGTTTCAAACAACGTCTTCTTAGTCATTGGAAGATATGGTTTAGATTCTAGAATGAACGACATCTTATTGAGATCTACGTCCTTAAGATTAACCTTAACCATTTCTTTGATGAAGTTATTTTTCGGTACTTCGATTTCATCTAGGTATTCTTTAACAAACATCAATCTTCTTTTAGCTAAAGATTCTATGAATGTCTCGAGAGCTACGATTGGACCGTTATCTGTAAGCATAATAACTCTGGCTTGTTGCTGTTCAATGCCACCGGTTGTCGTAATCGAGTTTGTTTGTCTACCACGATATGCCATGTCGACACCTGTTACGTTATAGATACCGTTCTCAAGTCTGATCTTGATATTGGTAGAGTCTGGAACGAATTGAATATCTTGGTAATGCACAGCTTTTGTAGGTTCTCCAAAGAGTGGGAATGTAGAACCAGGAGTGTTACCGTAATCGATAAACGCTCTCGGGTTGATTCTGCTCTTTAAGTCGAAGAACTTCGGTCTATTTTGTGCAAGGTATGGTTGAGTTGCATCCATACTATCTAATAGATTAAGTGTGATGTATGAGTTAAGGATCTTATAAATCAGTGGTTTACCATATGGGTTACCATTTGGTTTTCTATGGTATAAGATATCGATAGGGAAATCATCAGGAATGATACCTTTCTTCTCGTGAAGAAGTAATCTCTCATTCATAATGAAGCCGTTGTTGATACCTTCTTTTGTTCTAATATAGTATTCAAGAATTGAAACAGTCTTGTTACCTGTAGTTGTAAATCTTTCCATGTCAGGCTCCTGATCGAAGATATTGACGGCTTCTAACTCTGTTCCGTTTTCGTCATGAGTTAATAGATAGTCTTTAATCTTTGCATTAAATCTTGGGTCCTTAAGGAGTGTGTAGATGTTCGTATCTTTAACGATGAACACCGCTTCACCTTTTCTAAAGTCAGAAACTGAAGGATCTAAGAAGATTCCGAATGGGTTAATCGTTTCCCAATCAGCGTCTTTTTCTCTTTTGTTCAAAAAAGTCTTGACCGGTTGCATGTTATATAGCATAACATTTTCACCCCACCCCGTCATTTCTGACTTGATACCTTTACGGATGAATTCAGCATGAATATAAGCGGAAAGTTGTTGAGCTAGTTCTTGCATTTGTAAGTCTGTCGCAATGACTTCTGGAATGTAAACACCTGAATAAATAGAGTTGATATAGGCTGTAGTTACATATTCAACGTAGTTCGTATCAGGAATAAGTGTGTACTCTTTAACCTTTTCCTTGAACTTCTCCCAGAACTCGCCATCAAAGAAAGCTTTGATACGATTCCATCTTTGCACGGTTGGTGCCTTTGCTGCTTTGTACGATTGGTACATCGAAACGATGTCCTTAATGTTTGTTTCAGGTACAACGTTTTTTGTTTCTTCTACCTTTTTTTCAACCTCTATTTTTTCGGTTTCTTTTTTCTTCGCCATATCAACACCTCATTTATATTTTCATTATACATTAAATTCCAGAAAGTTTACTTATAATTGTATCATATTCTTCTTCGTTATAGTCATGTTCTTCGTAATCTTTTTCCTTTGTGAAGTTAAGAGGATTCATCGATTGTATTAATTTTTGTTTATCGTCTAAAATAGGTTTATCTTTTTTACGCTTTAAATCAGCAATAACTCTTTCTCCTGGGCGAAGATAATCAGCTAAGGTCATTTTCTCTAAGTTAATAGGAAGTTTGATTAAAGCAAACTCCATAGCATCGCCTCTATGGTTATGTTTATCCACGAGTTCATCTGTTGCTTCACCCTTGGAATTAACCTTACGTCTTCTTGTTCTAAGTTCTTCAGCGAGCTTAAGTGTTCTAAAGATAAAGAGTTGTCCGTTATCAATTAACGAGTTCGTCTTAATAACTCTTTCCTTTGGTGCTTCTTGCACAGGGTCAAAGATAAGACCTGCGTCTTCAAACATAGAGCCTAAAGAAACTTTATCTCCACCTCTTTTTGAATAGCTCTTCGCATCCATCTTTGGAATGAACAAGAGTTTTCCATCTGGAATCACAGATAGTTTTTTTCTAAAAGCTTCAGCTATTTGTTTAACCGACATATCAATAACTTCTATCTCGTCAAAGAATGTTACAGTGTGCCGTTTAAAGTTTACAACACCAAACTCAAATACGGAAGGATCATATAGACCGTAGTCGTAACCAATGATAACAAAGATGTCTGGGTCATTTAAGTTGATTGGGTATGGATCTATCAATGCCTGGTGAATCTTTGGATGCACCATATTCGCAACGAATAAGAAAGACCCATAATAGAATCGTTTGATTTCGTGTTCAGGTTTACCTCTCGTGTTAATCTCCAAGTAGTTCTTTGGAAGATATGGATTGGCATCCGTTGCTGAAATATGTAGTGAATAATCTTTATTGATCTGATCGACTAAATATTGATACTTATTATATGAGTTTCCATAGAATTGAATACGGTCAGCCTTTAATAAGAAGTCTGTTTGGATCCAATTCCCTTCAGGGTTTGATTCAAGTGTCATGGTATGCCATTCAGCTTCCGTTAAAGGTACCATCTCACCTGTTTGAATGTTTAACTCAAACTCTTGTTGTCCTTTATCGTTTAACTTTGGGACCGATGCAGCTTGATTTCTAAGTCTTGATTTAAGTGCCTCAAAGATTTCATACGTAATATTACTTGCTTCTAGTAAAACAATCTTTGTTGCGTTTAGACCTCTTAATTTAATGACATTATCAGCTGTAATAAGTTCTATCTTGCAACCGTTCTTAAGTGTATACACCATATCCTTAGCGTTAAAGCCAGGTGTTTTCTCACCGCTTGATTGTCTAACCAAAGCTACAGGAAAGTCTTCATCGAAGTCTTTTTTGAAGTTACGGTTAATAACTCTATACGTAAAACCAATAATCGCAATATGTCCACCCGGTGTAATTGCACCGTGTTTTTCAACGTCTTTAATAACACCTCTCGACTTACCAGATCCATCAATTGTATTCCAGAATAATCGCTACTTACTCTGCGTTCTCTTATGAACTGCTATATGTTTCCATATAGTTTAGACTATATCTTCACTCTTTCGAGGCTTACCTTTTCCACTAGGCTTCTAGTGTACTCCCTTTCGGGATAGTCGTTGAACGTTTCCAATGATAACCACCTGCTTTAAATCTTTTCCCTCTAATTACTTGAGAGATGTTGTGCCACATTAGGTTATTTTTTTCGCCAGCTTCTTTAAGTGAATTATACGTTTCAAGAACCTTCATATTTTTTGGATCAACCTTATCAACTTTAACTCTTCCGAAATCACCTTTATATAAACCCATTTTTAACATGTGTCTTATATTTTCGACTACATTATTCCACTCTAGGTTTGAAACGTGATTATTCTTTTTGTTTCCATCGATATGATTTACCTGTTCTTTGTTTTCTGGGTTTTTTATAAAGGCTTCAGCCACGACTCTATGTACTTTAACCGTTTTGATGATTTCTTTATTTCTCATCTTAACCACTGAATATCCATAAGAGTCAGTTGAATGTTTTAAAATTCTACCGCCTTTTTTAGTTCCATTTCTTTCAATGGATCTAATTTCCCCTTCTTCATTCACTTCATATAAGCCTTCAAAATTTTTTACTGGTTTGAACATACAAATCTCCTTTTTGTTTTATTATAACATAAAATGATTTGCACTTCAATACCCGCCATTGGACTTCGCTGCTGATTGTCTTCGGCTTTACCCGGTCAGATTTTCCAGCAATTAAATAAGTTTAAGGAGAGCAGGTTTGTTTACCCTCCGAACACACCTTTAATCGGATGTGGGTCTTTCAAAAAGTTGTATTGCATACCATACGGTTCAAACGTGTCCACCATCGTTCCACAAAACGAATTGGAACACTCTTTCCAAAAGATTGAGTTTCCACCGGACAACGCTTTTGTAGATCTTAAAGATGCACCGCACCGAGGACACTTTGTAAACTTAGCCATTGACTGCCCTACCTGTAGACGTTCCAGGTACCGCAGGGTTATGTGGGTTGACCTTTGGTT